TAGTTTATACTCCTTCAAAGAGTGCTAAGTTGGGTACTTATCTTGCCTTTGGTGTAGAAGCCTAATTAAAAAATCTTTTTCATGGTTATTACTTAAGATTTTTAAGAGCCTACTAGTTGATAGCAGGCTCTTTTTTTGTTTAACGGCGTAATTGCCATAAATCTAAAAGACGTTAATGTCTCAAAACACTATTGAATCTGCCGAAAGAACTGAGGTTCTTGTTAAAAGAAATAAAGATGGAAAGATAGAAAAATATTTATTTAAGATTTATAGGCGTGATAAGGATCCTTTTATTGGTGAATTATCTAGAGAAGATATGGAGTTTATTATGCACAATTATGTAAATAAGGGTGCAGGATTAACTCAAAAAGAAATCGCACGTAATTTTGCAGGATATACTTATAATGAAGTAAAGAGTATTATCCGTGCTTTTAATATTACTAAAGCTGATTTACCATTAGCTCCTCATGAAATTGAAGAGTATACTGAGGAAGAAGCGTTAGAAATAATTAATCGTATTAAAGAACGTACTCTTACTGTAAAGGCTGAATCTGCTGAAGTACGAAATCTACAGAATGGGTATAATCGACTAGCTGCTGAAAATCTAAAATTAAAGAAACAGTTAGATGAATTAAGTAATATTAGTTCTTCTATACAGATTTCTGATTTACCCATTAAGGAATTAAAAGGTAAAGATTTTGATTTAGAACCATTTTATGATCCCGTCGATGTATGTATCTGGCTATCAGATATGCATGTTGGAGCATGGGTAAATGCAGAGGAATCTTTGTTTGGTCTGCCATATAATGAAGATGTAGTATATACTCGATTAATGAAAATCGCTCAAGAAATTAAACGTATTGAAGAAACTAGAGGAATTACTACTTTAACTATATGTAATCTTGGTGATTCATTAGATGGTATGGATCAACAAACTACCAGACACGATCATATATTGCCACAAAATATGTCTAGTAATCAACAACTAGAAATATTTGTAAAATGTATGACTTCATTCTTTGTAACTTTAAAGAATAATCTTGAATGTAATGACATTCGATATTATTGTGTTGGTGATAGTAATCATGATGGTGCATTTGGTAGAGCAGCTAATCGAATTTTACAAGTAACTCTTGAACAAATCGGTATTAAAGCTACTATCTTTACTCGATTTATGGATTCTTTTAAATTAGGAGATTTGGCTGTTATTCTATGTCATGGTAAGGATTCTAAGGACATGAAGAAGCCTTTACCGTTAACAATTAATCCACAAACTGAAGTAAAGATTAACCAATTTATTAATACTTATAAAGTCGAAGGCGAAAAGATTTTGTTTGTAAAAGGCGATACTCATACTTCTGCAGTTACTTATGGCTCTACGTTTGTTTATAAATCAGTTGGAGCATTTATTGGTGCAACCAAGTGGAGTTCTGCTAATTTTGGAATTACTATTCCTGTGTGTGATTATTCTATCATAGATTCTAACTATAATATCTTAGACGGCAGAATTGATTTACGTTAGATAATCTTTTATTAACATTAAATTTATTTTAATGGATATAACTATTGAGGAACTTTTAAAAGGTAAACCTACTGTTATTAAAGGTAAAAACTATTTTGGAACTGCAGCTTATGTAGAACCATTTTTAGAGAGATTGCAAAATGTGACAGATGATTTTAGGGTTCATGTACAGTTGCCAGATCAAATAACTAAAACTGTAACAGGCGATATAAATACTGACGATATTACTTATAATAGAGTTTATATCGAAGCAGTAATGCCTGATGAAGTATGTTATGATAATCATGACAAAGTTATTGGTATGGTAATGGGTTTAGATACTAGGAAACCAGTAGCTAAATTCTATAGTGGTACTTTAAATGCAGCTTGTACTAATCTATGTGTATTTGATCCCAGTTATTTATTCTGTCAGCCAATAGATCCTGAAACGCCTCTAGATTTTAAACCTTTACAAAAAGTTCTCGATATGAAAGATGCTACAGCAGAAATTCTTAAAGCATTACATGAGACACATTTTGAAAATAAGATAAGTGAACTTGAAAAACGTCTTGGAATGTGGTGTAGAAATGCAATACATGAAACATATGATAGTGGTTTTCAGCCTGTTAAGCTTAGTATTGATAATGTAATTCAAGCTTATAAATCTCTATTTGAGAAAGAAGACTCTGAGTACTATCAGTCTAACAATACAGTATCTATGTTTGATGTATATAATGCATTTACTCAGCAAATTACCAATGCACGAGATAAAGGTAAGGATCTAATCAATATGTTTGAAAAGACCTTATTACTAAGACAAATTCTTTGTTTCTGATTCATATAATTTAGTTTTATTAATATGGTGGATTACTTATTTGGTAGTTCACCATATTTTTTATATCTTTGTAGTCTTATAATCCAAATTATTAAAACTATGAAAGTTATAAAACGAGATGGCTCAAAACAAGAATTTAATTGGCAGAAGATATATAAAGCTATAAAAAGTGCATTTAATTCATGTGGTAAACAACTTTATGACGATGATTATGAAGATATTATAGCTGAAATATATCTTTATGACAAAGATGGCAAAGAACTTGAAGAGATTTCAGTAGAAGATTTACAAGATCAAATTGAAGAGGCATTATTTGAATGTGGCTTTTTTCAAATAGCTAAATCTTATATTCTTTATCGTGAAAAACATAAAGATTTAAGATTTATTAAAGAGAGAAGTGACTATATTGATAAGTGTTCTGAGTCTACCGATAATACTGCTACTGTTTCTGAGGTTGATGCTAATGCAAATGTTCAAAGTAAAAATGTAGCAACTATTGAATCAGAAGTGTATAAGACACTTAATAAACAAATTCAGCGATATAAAATGAAGAAAAAACTTCAACAAATGTATCCTGAAGTTGCTAATCAATATGAAATTGATCTTGAAAATCATATAATTTATCAACATGATGAAGCTAGTTCGTCTGTTCCAAAACCATATTGTGTCGCAGTATCTATGTATCCATTCTTGTTACATGGTACTTCAACATTAGATGGTTTAAAAAGTCAGGCACCAAAGAATCTTACTTCATTCTGCGGGCAGTTTAATAACTTAATATTTTTACTTAGTTCACAGTTTAAAGGTGCAGTTGCCTGTGGAGAATTCTTTAACGTACTTTATTATTACTGTGTTAAAGAATTTGGCGAGAAATTCTGGGAGAGGGATTTTGAAGTTGTTAGTATATATCGTGATAGGTATAAAACAATTTCTGACATTATAGAACAGTGTTTTCAAAATATTGTTTATACTATAAATCAACCAGCAGGTAATCGTAGTTATCAAAGTCCGTTTACTAACATATCTTATTACGATAAGAATTATTGGCACGCACTATTTGATGAGTTTGTATTTCCTGATGGAACTCAACCAGAATGGGAAGGAGTTTCTTACTTACAAAAGAAGTTTATGAGATGGTTTAACCAGGAAAGAACTAAGACATTATTAACTTTTCCCGTAAACTAAATCTGCGGCCTAGTAGGGAAACTTACTAGTGAAAATCCCTTTAATTGCTGAAAAGTCAATTTTTTAGTTGAAATATTTGGAAATGTAAGAAATTTATATTATCTTTGTATTGTGATTAAAAAATTGATAATTAGCAACTAAGATTTAGTAAAAATGGATGAAATTTGGAAAGAAATACCTGGATATGAAGGGTATTATGAAGTAAGTAATTTAGGAAATTTTAGAAGTAAAGATAGATGGGTAAAATATAAAAATAATGGTACAAGATTATACCCTGGTAAATCTTTATTAGTTGAAGAAATGCAAGATGGTTATAAACGAATTGTTTTAATGAAAGAAGGTAAAAAAATTCGATATATGTGCCATCGACTGGTAGCTCAAACTTTTATAGATAATCCTGAAAATAAAGAACAAGTTAATCATATTGATGGTAACAGAGGAAATAATACAGTTACTAATTTGGAATGGTGTACTCAATCTGAGAATGAGCAACATGCTGTTCATGTTCTTAATAAGTCTATGAGAGGTAAGACTAAAGCAAAACCAGTAAAATGCATTGAATTAGATAAAATATTTCCTTCCATGAAAAAAGCTGTGGAATTTTTAGGAAAACCTGCATGTAATGAAGGTATAAAGAAAGCTATTTTAGCTAAAAGAAAATATCATGGCTATACATTCATTTTTATTGAATAAAGTTCAACGACTAGTCGTAAGACGTACACTATAAACTACTGATAGTGGAAATGGGGGACACCCTTCGGGGTGGTGATATAGTCTAATCTTATAGGCAACTATAAGCAGTTCATAAGAGAACGTAGGTGTTGTGGTGAAACATCTAGAATAAAAATGAGAATCTATGTCTTTATTAAGTGATGGAAAAGACATTATCGATAAAGAATATAAGAATTTTACAGCAGAAATGTATGCAGCAGGACATTCGTTCTTTACTTATATAAGTGATAATCCTGATGCTTTAGCTTCTTGTTGTAGATTAAGAAATGAACTAAATACCAATACATTTAGTTTTACTAATGGTCTTACGGGTGTTGCCACTGGTTCAGTTAATGTTATTACTTTAAACCTAAGTAGAATAATTCAGAATTTTGTAGAAGAAAGACTTAAAACTCTAAGGCATTTTGATTTTTATAAAGAGTTTGAGAATTACTTCACAGATATTCTTGAACGTGTATACAAATATCATCGTGCTTATAGAAGTTTACTAGAAGACTTATATAAAAATAATATGCTGCCAGTTTATTCGGCTGGTTATATTAGTCTTCAACAGCAATATAGCACTGTAGGTATTAATGGCTTAAATGAAGCTGCCGAATATTTAGGATTAAGGTGTACAGATAATGAAGACTATAAGTTATTTGTACAAAATATTACTTCTATTATAAGTTCTGGTAACAGGAATCATAGTGATAAACATTGTAAATTTAACTTAGAATTTGTTCCAGCTGAAGGACTTGGAATAAAGAACTTTGATTGGGATAAAGAAGATGGGTAGACTCAATGCCCATGTAAAACTTTCACTGATTGACTTGGAAGTCCGATGTGGCGACAGGGCGCAAGCAGAAACATTTGTAAGTTTCGTGCAGCGTGAACGACTGAGTGTGAAAGACTTTTAATGAAAATATGTGAATATAAGTAGTTAAAGGTATGCGACAGTCTGAACTATACTAAGTATAGAGGAAAATTGAAGTATTTTCCCGTTTATTTAAGGGACACTATTTTTTATTTTGTCACCAGGGTAAAATTAGTTATTTTTGTACCATATAATAACATTTAAATGTTTATAATATGAGTACAGTAAACACTAAAATTTGTAGTAAATGTGGACAAGAAAAACCACAAGATCAATTTGAGCCTGGAAGAAACCAATGTAGATAGTGTCGTAATGCTAGACGAAAAGAACTAAGACAAAAGCATCCTGAAAAACATAGAGAGGAAGCTGCTAAAAGACAAGAAGAGCAAAAGAAATGGCTCTATTCTTTGAAAACTCAATGTTTAATTTGTGGCGAAACTGAGCCTGTATGTTTAGATTTTCATCATAAAAATCCTAATGAAAAGGATTTTACAATAGGTAAACATATGAGTAGAAGTAAAGAAAATTTATTAATAGAAATTAATAAATGTGTTTGTTTATGTGCTAATTGTCATAGAAAAGTTCATGCTGGTATTATTAATCTATAGGATTACTTAGATAAATCATCTCTTGATAGCCCGCAAGAGAGTGTAACAGAATGATTGGGTTCCTAAGGATAGAAACTGTTATAACAGTTATATCTATAAACCTGATGATGAATCTATTGATGTTCTACAAAGATTTAGAATGCAAGGTCGAGACTATACTTCCGAAATGAGTGGTGGAGTTGCTTTACATTGTAATCTTGAAGAACATTTAAGTAAAGAGCAATATCTCAAGTTAATAGATTATGCTATTAAGCAGGGTACTAGTTACTTTACTTTTAATATCCCAAATAGTCAATGTGAAGATTGTGGATTTATTACGAAGCATCCTATTAAAGAATGTCCTAAGTGTGGTAGTAAGAGAATTACATGGTGGACACGTATTATAGGCTATTTACGGCCCTTAACTTCATTTAGTAAGGGAAGACAAATAGAAGCTTCACGTAGAGTATATAAAAGTTATGACAAAGAACGAGAGAATTGAGGTAGTTAGACTTAAATCTAAATTATCTAGCATTAAGTATGAATTGGAATGGGGAACTAAAGACTATGATTGTAGTTGGACGATTCCCATTCTTAAAGAAGTTGATGATGCTATTAACACTTTAAATAAATTAAAATGTTAAAGTATGTAGATACCCTAGTAACTTTTTCTGAAGTTCCAGATGAAATCTCTCTATGTATAAATATTAGTGGATGTACTTATAAATGTTATGGTTGCCATTCACCGTGGCTATGGGAAGATATAGGTACTCCACTTGATAAGGAAGAACTGGAACGTCTCATAGATAAGCATGAAGGAATTACCTGTGTTTGTTTTATGGGAGGAACTCCTAAAGAAGTAAGTGAATTAGCTAAATATTGTAAAGGATTAGCTGTCGCCTACTATACTGGAGCAGATTCTATTTCTGAAGAATTGGACTTAACTTTATTTGATTATGTTAAGACTGGCCCATATATTAAAGAATTTGGACCTTTAACAAGTAGATATACTAATCAAATAATGTGGAAGGTAGATAAGAAAGATTGTAGTGTTCACGACATTACTGATAAATTTTGGAAGTAATGAATGGATTTCTTTGTATAATTTCAGTTGGAATTATCTGTATATGTTATTTATTAGCATTAATACATGATGATTTAAAAATTCTAATTAAAAAGAAGAATGATTGAACTTCAAGTTTCCTTTAATAGTGACTTGCCTGGTCATTTCTTTGAAGATTTGACTAAGATGTTAGAAGATTATCCAGATGTTAAAATGGAAGAAGCTTACGATGCTAAGTTTTCTGACACTCGTAAGAAAGGTTACAAGATTAAAGGAAAATTTGGAGCAAGATTAGATCCTTTTGTTGGAGTATTTATAGATGGTAATCCAGTGAGAGGATTCTATAGTGAAGTTTCAGAATGTACTATTAATAATATTAAATTTTACTTAGATGCAATCAATAGTAAAATATCTTCATTTACTGAGTGATATTAATTTCAAAACTCTTGTGCATAAAACATTTGATGAAGCAGATTTTATAGATGCCTATGGAGAACTAGGCAAAAAGATGTTCAATATAGTTAAAAACACTAAGAGTGGATTAATTAGTATATATAAAATTTCTGATAATCCTGGCATAGAAAAAGGTAAAGTATATTCTGGCATTACTACAGGATTTGGTGAAGGAATTGCTCTTTTTATTGACTCGGAAGATTGCTGGTTTCATACTTCTGTAATTAAAGACATAGATTGGGACAAATCTGAATTTAAAACAGTAAACTCTACATATCATTTTGATTTTGAAGAGTTAGATGATAGTTCTATTAATTTATTTGATTACATTAACAATGACAGTAAAAGTAATATCTAAATCTCATGAAGTTCCTAAGTATATGACAACTGGTTCAGCAGGTGTAGATTTAAAAGCATACTTTGGTGAACGAATGCCTGATGCTCGAGGCGGTATAGCAACCTATAAAGATAAAGGTAAAGAATTTACTTTAAATCCTGGAGTAAGAGCTTTAATTCCTACAGGTCTTTATATACAATTACCTGAAGGATATGAAGCTCAAATACGTCCGAGAAGTGGACTTGCCTGGAAGCATGGAATTACTGTACTTAATACCCCTGGGACAATCGACGCTGAACTAAAATTAGTAGCTTAACTCCTCTTAAGCTTAAAAATTTAAATTGTTCCAGGAAATATTTTGATGGTTCCAGGAATTTTATTAACTTTGTATTATCTAAAATAAATAATATGAAGTGTAAAATTTGTGGAAAAGAGAATTATGAAGTGAACACAAAGAAGTTTCCGAAAGATTTTTGTTCTTATAAATGTTACGAAGAGTGGCAAAAATGGAATAAAGAACCTAACTGTGAATGTGCAGTGTGTCACAGATCTATGTATATAAAGCCATCAAGATTAAAGAAAGTAAAAAACGGTATTACTTGTTCAAGTGAGTGCGCAAATAAGCTAAAGTCTGAATATATGAGAGGTGAGAACAATCATCAATTTGGATTGACTGGAGATAAAAATAGTTCCTTTAAAGGAAATGAGGTAATTAGTAATTATGGATATGTTTTGGAATATGCTCCAAATCATCCGTTTCCTCATGATAGATCAGTCAAAGGAACTAGAGTTTTTCAACACCGCTTAGTAGTAGAACAAAATTTTGATAAGTTTGATTCTAAATATTTCATGCAATTAGGAGGAAAGTTTTATTTAAAGCCTGAGTATTCAGTTCATCATATAAATGAAAATAAAACAGATAATAGATTAGAGAATTTACAAATAGTTTCTAAGTCTGAACATACTTCATTGCATAATAAAGGGAAAGAACTTATTAGAGACTCGCTTGGCAGAATAATCGGCGTCGTTAAATCGGGCAATATCGGGGAAGGCTGAAATGTTAATCCCGAGATAAGTAATAAGATTGCGAAAGGCTTATTACCATCGTACAGCGTAGTAGGTGAATAAATATAATCCTACCAAGAGTGTCCGACTTTAGAAAAGGTACGCGGAACTTATACGAATAAAAGTATAAGAAGTATAGGATAAAAAGCCTATACGATAACAAAATTGGATTATACTGGAGAGATTGGTGTGATTCTAATAAATCATAGCAATACTCCATTTGTAATTAATGATGGTGATCGTATTGCTCAAATGGTTATTATTAAAGTAGAGCATCCAGCATTTTGTGAGGTAGATAAGCTTGAAGAGACTGAACGTGGAGATGGTGGATTTGGTCATACTGGTGTTAAATAAATTATGCACGTAATTGATATGAAAGAAATTGAATTAAGTAAGAGTGATTCTCCAATTAAAAATTTCGAGAATGTACTGAGTTGGTGTCAACAAAACACAGATAAAATTCCACATCTTGGAGTGAACTATTATGGTTTAGATCAGAAAATTACAATAAATAAAGAACTATTACAATTTCTCGATAGATGTAATAGTCGAGACGATGTTACTACTTCTCATATTGTAGCTACTGAAAATATAAATTATGTTTTAGTAACTTGCGAAGGTGAAGATTTTCTACTTGACCAATTTACTAGCATAACAGCTATTCTTCTTGAAATTAAAGATAAATATGATGTAAGGATTAAAGCTGCCGATTTTGGTAGTGATTGGTCAAAATGGCTAATTACCTTTAATGGAAATCCTGGTAAGTAAAGATAGTAAAGGTAAAATAAGGGTTGTAGAACTTGATCGTGAATGGAATGATCAACAACATGGGTACGTTATCCACCGTACAACATATCAGTACGGTGGAAAGCGTACTATTCAACCAGATATTTTAATCCAACGAGGTAAAGTTAATCGTACTGTTACTGAACAAGCTAATCTAGAGTATAACTCACATAAGAAGAAGTATCTAGATAAAGGCTATAAATTAGTTACTCCAGAAGTTAAATTTGATGATATTAATGCGTTATATGAATTTCTTGGAGATAATAAAACTAATCAAGAAGGAATATTAAAACCTATGCTAGCTAAGCAAGCAGATAAAATAGCTAGCAGTGTTTTTAATAATGACTTCTATGGTAGCAGAAAAGTTAACGGAACTCGTTGTCTTATTTATTGGAAAGATCATGAAATTAAGACTGCTTCTCGCGGCTCTATAAGTTACGATCTTACTTTATATCATATTATTAGACATCCTAAATTAATAGATTTCTTTAAAAAACATCCAGAGGTTATTTTAGATGGTGAAATTTATAAACATGGATGGCCTCTTAATCGTATCAGTGGTATGTGTAGAAGCCAGTCTACTGTTGATGAAACTAAACCATTAGAATTTTACTGGTATGATATTGTTGATTTAGAAAAGCCATTTTCTGAAAGATGGGAACTTATGCAGGAATATGCTTCTGAATTGGAATTACTTGAATTTGATCCTATCCGAGAATGGAAAGAAGGCGAATTAAAGATTCAATTACTTCCTCAGAAACAAATGACTGGCTGGTCTACTTTAATGAAATATCATAATGAATATGTAAAAGAAGGTTGGGAGGGTCTTGTTATTAGAAAGGCTTCTGGTAAATATGGACCTGGAAAACGTACTAATGATATGATAAAGATTAAGATTTATAAAGATTCAGAGTATGAAATTGTAGGATTATCTGAAGGTTTAAGAGATGAAGATATGTGTTTTGTTATGAAAACTTCCAATGGTCAAGAGTTTAAAGCCAAACCAATGGGGGACAGAGAGCAGAAACAATGGTATCGAGACCATCTTGATGAACTTATAGGTAAAATGGCTACTATTAAATATTTTGAAATGTCTGGCAAAGAAGGCAGTGAGATACCACAACAACCAATTTTCGTAGCAATTAGGGAGGATTTATGAAAAAAGAGGATTTACAATTAGCAGAAAAATTATTAAAAGAGTTTAATAAGTACATTGATGATCTTCAAACAATGGGAATTGACTTAATTGAAACCCCTTTATTTCATTGTTTTGGAGCATTATTTGATCTTTTAATAAAATCGCATTACCGTACTGAGGGACAAGATTGGATTAATTGGTATTTCTTTGAAAAAGGAGATCGTGAAGACATAAAAGCCTATGATGAAAATAATAGAGAAATATGTCGTGATTTTGATGAGTTATATCGGTTAGTTGAAGATTACGAAAGGTGATTTATCTAGTAACTAATAATCCTAATTTGGATTCTAAGTATACTAAAATCAGTGTAGATGAATCTCTTAAAATGTTAGAGGAGCAAGAAGAATTACAATATGATTCTGAGACTACTGGCAGAGATTCTCATCTATGTGATTTATTGTGTGCACAATTCGGCTACGGTCATGGTAAAGTCCAGATCGTAGTCGATTGTACTACAGTAGATATTAGACAGTACAAACAAATACTTGAATCTAAATTACTAATAGGCCATAATCTTAAGTTTGATTTACAATTCCTTTATAATTATGAAATAGTTCCCTTAAAAGTATGGGATACTATGGTAATAGAACAATTATTGCATCTTGGATATAATAATAAGTTTTTTCATTATTCATTAAAGGATGTTGCATTTCGATATTTAAAGATAGATATTGATAAATCTATTAGAGGTGAAATTATTTGGAGAGGTCTAGATGATGAAGTTATTAAATATGCTGCTGGGGATGTTACTTATCTTGAAAATATTAAAGACGAGGAATACCAAGCTTGTGTATTTAATAAATGTATCAATGGAGCCAAATTGGAGAATGGATTTGTTCCTGTAATTGCATATCTAGAGTGGTGTGGAATTAAATTGGATATAGATAAGTGGAAAATTAGAATGCAGAAGAATAAGGAAATGCTAGATTCTTGTGCTCAACAACTAACTGATTTTGTACTTAGACATAATGATCCACGATTTGCTGAACCTACTTTATTTGGTCCTATGTGTTTTATAAATTGGAATAGTTCTGAACAAGTTATTCCATTCTTAAAAGCATTGGGATTTAATACTACTGTTGTTGATAAGAAGACACACAAAAGTAAAGATAGTGCTGAGTTTAAAAATCTTAAAAAACAAAAAGGTATTAACGATGAATTCTTAGAAATTTATGGTAAATACTGTGAAACTTTTAAAGATTTATCTACTTATGGACAACAATATATTGATTCAATAAATCCTAAGACTGGTAGAATTCATACTACCTTCTGGGGACTTGGAGCAGACACTGGCCGAATGAGTTGTGGTTCAACTAAACCTAATTATGATGTAGCTAAAGCTAAAGGATTAGTTCCTAGTAAATGTATATATCCGCAGTTACAAAATTTGCCTGCAGATGAATTTACGAGAGCTTCTTTTGTAGCTGAAGAAGGGAACTTAATGGTAAGTTGTGATTTTGCAGCGTTGGAGTCCCGTTTAGGAGCTGACATCTATAACGAACACTCAATGATTAAAGAATTCTTAGAGGGAAGTGGTGATATTCATTCTCTAACTGCTAAAGCATGCTTTCCTAAAGAATTAGAAGGAATTGAAGTTAAAGATATTAAACGATTAAGACCTGATCTTAGAAATAAAGCTAAACCGGTGGAATTTTCACAACAGTTTGAATTTTTTATAATCAATTATTTTGTATTTTCTCAGAAATATTGTACATTTGTAATATAAATCAAAAATATTATAAATAACAATATTATGGGAAAAATTAATTGGACTGAAGAAAAATTAGAAAAATTAAAGCAAATGTATTTAGAAGGAATTCCAAATAAAGAAATTGGAGAATATTTTGGAATAAAAGCTAATACTGTTTGCTATTGGGTAGATAAGTTAAATTTACCTAAAAGAGGTAAAGGAAAATTTAAAAAGATAGATAATCCATTTTTGGAGCAAACACATGAAAGAGATTATTGGTTAGGATATATATTTGCAGATGGACATGTTCATCGAGGATGGCTACAACTTTGTTCTATTAACAAGGAGGTTGTAGAAGAGTTTAATAAATTTTGTAATAGCAATTGTACAATTACTACAGAAGATTATAAAGTTCAAAATGGAGATACTCATACAATATATAAAGCAAACTTATATTCTGTATCAATAACAGAATGGTTTATGAAAACCTTTAATATAGAATCCACTAAACATCATACTTTAAATCCAAATATAGAGATAAATTGGGATATTATACGAGGATATTTTGATGGTGATGGTTCCGCACATAAAAAAGGTGGCTTTACTATTAACTCAAGTTCAAAAATTTGGATTGATAGATTGGCTAATTTTATAAGTACTTTTAATATTAAAGTTAAAATAAACCAATACTTAGAATGTTATAAATTATGTGTTTGGTCAAAAGATGATTTAAAAAAATTAATTCCTTTACTTTATTCTAATGCCAATTTTTATTTAGATTATAAAAGAAAAAGATTCGAACCTTTTATCAGTAATGATAATCGAAAACAGGATGAATTGCTGGAACCCTGCGATGGGAATCAGCAGCCAAGCCAACCTTTAACAAAGTTGGAAGGTTCAGAGACTAACAGTTGAAACTTATGAATAAATGTAAACATCAAGTAGCATTAAAGGATTTTCCTTATAATTGTTGTAAGGCACAAAGATACTGGCTTCCAGTGCTGTGCCCATATAATTATTTAGAATGTCCAGTATATTCACAAGAATATAATACTGACACGAGCGTCCTGCCCCTTGATTAAGGGTGATGATATAGTCCGAGCTTATTTGAATAAGAAAAATAAGAATTAATATTTAAATGGTATTAAGATAACAAAACTGGGTGGCAGTGCTGAGGCTATTAGAAATCAATTAGGTTGTAGTAAAGCTGAAGCTAAAGAGATTGCAGAAGCTTATAATAAAGGTTTCCCTGGAATTGCTAAATTCAAGGCTAAAGGTGCTGATTTTGTAAGTAAAAATGGCTATATACTTCTGTGTAAGTATACAGGACATAAAACCTATTGGGAAGACTTTAATAAGTGGAGAGAAATTGAGAATGAAAATCCTGAAGTTTTAGCTAATGCATATTCTAAAGAAGCAATAAAAGAACATAACTCAGCTGCTTCTAAATGGTTTAGAAAAAGTCTTAATAGTCCTACCCAAGGAACTGGTATAATAATATTAAAGTATGCTATGATTCTATTCTTTAGATGGCTTGTATCTGAAGGATTATTTGGAAAAGTGTTGTTATGTGATCTTGTTCACGATGAAGCAGTGGTAGAATTTCCAAAGGAACTTGAAGAACTTGTTCCAAGTAAACTTAAATTTTATATGGAAAAAGCTGCCTCTAAGTTTTGTAAAAAACTACCAATTCCAGCAGTACCGGAAGTAGGAACTCATTGGATACATTAACATTATTTAACTTTGGTATATCGAGAATTTTGAGTAATTTTGTAACTGTAAATATTGATAAATCTCTAGCAGAGCAGTTGGAGTATTTAGGTATTCTAACTGACTCTGTTAGAGAGTTTAATATTGGTACTAGTAATTATTGTGAGCACGTTATACAACCTTGGTCTATTTGGTTAGATTATGACTTAGATCCTTGGGATGCTGATATTATCAAACGTGTACTTAGAACAAAGATAGAACCAGGAAAATCTGAAAAAGAAAGCAGAATCTTGGATTATAAAAAGATACAACATATATGTTCTGAAAAAATAAGACAACTAGAAAAATGAGTTACGGAACTGCAATTTTTCCTAAAATTGAAGATTTTACTAAGTATGGCGGTTTAAGTATTGAAGAACTAAAAAGTCATAGAGATTCTGAAATTAGATTAATGACTAATGCATTTGTAGAACTTAGGGCTTTATCATTATGTACTCCATTTAACTTATTTGGAGATAATGCGTATAGAAGAGTTAGTCAACTTGTAGATGGATATATTAGTGACTATGTTGAATCATTCCAAATCAATTTTGATTTAAATAGTTTATTGGATCTTAAATATCAAGAACCTACAATTACTAAAGAAGGAGATCTCGAAAAAGTTCCTTATTTATACTTTAATCACTATGTATATCATAGTAAAGAAGAAGCAGAGGACGCTGTTGAAAATAGTTTTGATGATTTATTAAAAATTAAGTCTAAGATACTAGGAATTTGTTTAGCTACGCCAATAGATATTACTCCTCGTGATGAAACACAATATGCTGATGGACATTATGAACCATTAACGTATCTTGAACAAGAGATGGATTATTTAGAAGAATCTTTAGAAGATTGTTTACACACTATGTGTGTTGCTAAAATGGTTGCAAAATATTGGGATGGACACAAAGAAGGTTAAATTATATAAATTTTATGTAGATTGGTGTGCACCTTGCAAATTTCAAACTGCTATATTTGAAAAAGATCCATTAAATATAGAGTTAGTTAGTGTAAACGTTGAAGAAAATGAAGAATTAGCTGAGAAGTTCGGAGTTCGCAACCTTCCCACTCTAATATTAGTAGATGATGAAGATAATATAATAACAAGTTGGCACGGAATCACACAACCAAAAGTAATTAATGACTTTATAAATGAACACTGATTTTAAGAATGGCATTATAAGAACTAAAGACAGTATTATATGTTTATGTGATGAATCAGGGAAATTTCTTGAATCATTATATGATTGGAAAAAGAAAGAGAAGTCGCAAAAATTTAATATTTACATGCCAGATGAGTTCTATTTGCCTGTAATAATAGATAGACCTACAAGATACTTGATTCATAATAATGATCTTATCTTAACACTTGTATGAAACTTGTAAAACAATACGTGGAACTTTTTGAACAAGGTCCAGGTATTGATGGTATGTATAACGCTATTGAAGATGCTGCCCGAATTTGCTATAAATCTAGTGGTAGATTAGGAAAAGAATTTGTAGATAAGTTAATTAAAAAGAAGCACACTGCTGTTTTAGAGCATGGTACAGTATATCTTAGTATACCTATTGGCCCTTCTTTTAAAGATGATAGATTTGTAGAAAAGTACGCCTTAAAACATTTCTTTTTACATAATCAATATTCGAAGGGTGTTCAAGTTTCTTATTATGATAAGGATACATGCCCAGTAGAGTTTAAAGAGATGTGTGATAATTGGGAAGGAGTAAATGTTTGTTATATAACAACAAGTTTTCGTATTATTTTAGATAACTTTAAGGATATTGACGAAGTACTTAAATATTGGTCAGAACCTACTAAGTATCATCCAAAAAGAATATCTATGAAAATTGTTTGTGATAGAATAAATTCTCAAAGTTTTATGCGCCATAGACGATTTAGTTTCGCTCAAGAAAGTACTCGTTATTGTAACTATAATAATGATAAGTTTGATAATGAAGTATCATTTGTAGTTCCGTACTGGTATAAATATGGTAAAGGAACTAATGATAGAGAGTGTTCTATGGATTCCGAATTTGAAAACTGTTGTAGAGATTCTGAGAAAAGTTATCTACGAATGATTCAGTGGGGAGCTAAACCTCAAGAAGCTAGACAAGTTTTAATAAATGCTTTAAAGACTGAATTTATAATGACTGGTTTTGCTGATGATTGGAAACACTTTTTAGACGTAAGAACAACTAACACTTATGGAACACCCCATCCTGACATGATGGATCTCGCTCTTATGATAAAAAGTAAAATCCAAGATAAGATTTATTAATATAAATTAATTTAAATGTTTTATGCGTAAATTTATTTTATTATTTACAATTATGTTTGGTTTGTGTATTAGTGCACAGACTATTGAGAGTCAAAAAGTTTTTGATAATGTTGAAGTAACTGTTAAGGGTGGTGTTTCAGCACTTACTCATCCTGGCTGTAATGATTATGTTGATTGGGGACATACTCTTAAAGCAAGTACTTCCATTGGCATTTCTAAATGGATTACTCCTAAATTTGGAGTAGGCATTGAGTCAACTATTGGTTGGGAAAATGGAACATTAAAAGGTCTTAAGTTCAATGAAGGCTGGAGGACTTTTAAAGGCAAAAACTGGGTTAGCTATGTTGATGTATTAGCAACATCAAGATTTAACTTAAATAATATCCTTCATGGATATAAGGGAACTCAGGATAAAGTAGAATTTATTCCAAATATTGGTATTGGCTGGGTACATGGCTTTAAGTATCGCTCTTTAATCTCTTTAGGTCCTGGTATGATGGGTTCGCATCTTGGTACTAAACATACTAATGATATTATGACTAAGTATGCTGTAGATATTAAGTTTAACTTGTCAAATCATTTTGGTTTGATCGTTACTCCATACTATGCATTTAATCTTACTGGAGGTAAGTTTAACCGAAGCAATAATATTATTGTGGAAACAAATAAACCAAAGTTTGATTCTAGAAATTCATGGTATGGTATTGAAGCTGGTTTAACTTATAGATTTGGTAAACAGTTTACTATTTGTCCTTATACCTATACTGAAGCTGAAGTAGAGACACTTAGAGAGGAAATCAATGAGTTACGTAGAATGCCTACAGTTAAGAAAGTTATTGTAGAGAAAGAAGTTATTAAAGAAATTCCTTCAACACAGTATGTTGTTTTCTTTAATAAAGACTCTTATGATTTGACTGATAATGCCATTCAGTTATTGAATACAATTCCTAGTGGTACTAATGTGGTTATTGTAGGAAGTGCTAGTCCCGAAGGTAATGATTCACACAATTTGAGACTGTCACAAGACAGAGCTTATGTAGTTAAGTCTCATCTTGAAAGTCGTAAAGTTAATGTGCTTGATACTAAGTCTTCTGGAACTGAACTAGGTTCTCGTGTTGTAATTATAAAAGTACAATAATAAAATAGGGCCTCTAGATAATCTAGGGGCCCTTAAATATGTTTTTTATGTATAAATTCGACAAAGACAAAACGTTTTTTACTTCTGATACTCATTTTAATCATAAAAAGATTATGGAGTATTGTAAACGTCCATTTTCTTCTGTAGAGGAAATGAACAAAAAATTGATAAGTAACTGGAATGAAGTAGTCTCTGACGACTGTACAGTCTTCCATTTGGGAGATTTTGCCTTCGGTGGATTCCCTATTTGGGAGGACATAAGAAGTCAGCTACGAGGCCATATAATCCTTATAAAAGGAAATCATAAATATTATAAAAGGTTTCAATAATTGTAGAATTTTTTGTATCTTTGTATTATGGACAATTCAAAATATGACGTAAATGATTGTTTCTTTGAAACAATTGATACAGAGCAAAAAGCATATATTTTAGGATTTATATATGCAGATGGATATAATTCAGGATACAGATTATAGATGTCTCAATTAATTCAAGATGTTGATATATTGTATCAAATAAAAGAAACTATGGAATCAGAGCATCCTATAACTAAAGGTTTAAATAATGCAAAACATGAAATAGCTACTTTAAATATAAATAGAAAGTGTATATGTGAAGATTTAACTAAATTAGGTGCTATTAAGAATAAATCCTTAATTCTTACATTTCCTTCTTTTGATATAGTTCCAGAACACTTAATGCATCACTTTATTAGAGGATACTTTGATGGCGATGGATGTGTTTGGGACGGTAAAGAAAAAATTTATTTAGTTAAGAATTATAAAAGACCAGGATATAGATATAAGAAAGTACATAACGTAAAATTTAATATTACTGGAAGCATTGACTTTATTACTGGGCTTCAAAATTATTTAATTAATAAATTAGGTTTTTCTAAAACAAAATTAAGTCAAAAGAAAGAAGATAACGGTTGGAGAACAATGGAATATTCTGGTAGGCGGTAGCTTAAAAAATTTCATGATTATATTTATAAAGATGCTACAATATATGGACATCGTAAGAAAGAAACTTTTAATAAAATTATTTGTGCTCTTGATGAGAAATCATCAAGTGAACCGGGGTTAACTGCTGGGACGCCTGAGATGGTAATCAGCAACCAAGCCGAGAAATCGGAAGGCTCATCGACTATTCCTGAAATGGAAGTAGAATCAAGCGATTCGAAATGCCCCGCTCCTAACTCGAAAGAGAAGGATGGTGATATAGTCAGTTCTAATACGAAATGAAGTATTAGCAGTTTTAACGGACGTGAACTAGCGACTCACGTTGAACACAAAAGGATTTTCGTCAAAATTTACAAAATTCGCAAAGATTGGAAGCTTTATTTGATGAAGTAACTTTACAGAAGATTATAGAAGTTGATAAACAACAGATTATTCTGAACCATTATCCGTTTCTATGTTATAGTGGAAGTTATAACCATCGTATTTGGGCTTTACATGGACACGTTCATCAAAATCCTTACAGTATAGGCTTAGACTCTTCTAGGCTAGCATGGAGATTCCCTACACAGTATGATGTTGGTGTAGATAACAATAATTTCTATCCAGTATCTTTCAATCAATTACATGATATAATAACTAAACAGATAAAAGACTATGAATCCTAATAAAGATGTTATTATTCAGTTAACTGATCAACTAAAAGTAGTTAATCGTAATGGGTATCTTGACGTACTTCCTATTGATGAAATGGAGTATACGTGGGATATTGAACTTCCTAAAGATACAAAATTAAATCCACAACTTATTGGTAATTGGTATCTTTATAGTCATTACGAAGATGGGTATCTATATGTTACTAAGGATAAACCAGTACTAAGGGAAAATGGTTCATGTTATTTACCTGATCCTAAACTATCTGGATGGTTAGATCTTGATGCTGAAAATTTAAGTCTTGGATTTAGATGTGGCAAGTGGAGTTTAACCCCAAATGATTTTCTTAGATTAAAATTACCTAGAGTTCCTCGAGGTAAGGTTATAGAAATTGAAATTATGCCTTCGGGCAATGTATATTTTTATGATTATGAACCCTAAATTAGTTGGAAATTGGTTTCTTGTAAGAAACAATGATGGAGATAATCATCAGTTAATGGTTGTAAAAGCTGATGGTGTTGAACCCAGTACTCATGAGGGAGCTTTTTGTGCTATTGGAGTGAAATCAGGATGGATGTCTCTAGATAATGAAGAAGATCGTTTTTGGACTAGTGAATTTGCTGATATTACTCCTGCTGATTTTAATGCTTTAAAATTACCTAGAGTTACTTATGAAAATTCTCCAATAGAGATTGAGATAATGCCATCTGGAAATGTTTATTTCTATTAATTACCAATTATTTTTTAATTATAGAAGTGAAAATAACAGCAATTAGTGATTTACATGGACTATTACCACAAATAATGCCTTGTGATGTGGTACTTATTTGTGGAGACATTGTACCATTAAAGATACAACGAGATGCTATAAGAAGTGAGATGTGGCTTAAAAATGAGTTCTCTAGATGGGTAAACGATTTACAGTGCCAACACGTTCTTGCTGTATGGGGAAATCATGATTTTATTGGGTTAGATTTAGGAGACACTCCTTTAGGTAGGGAACGATACAATATGTGTATTGGCAGACCTACTAAACATAAGATTGAGTTTCTAGATGGAAACTATGCTAATATTATTGTAGGAGATGAACAAATAACTGTTTGGGGATCTCCTTGGTGTCATACTTTTGGTAATTGGGCATTTATGGTTAGCGAGGATTCTCTTGCTGAAAAATATAAATCTATACCTAAAAATTGTGATATTGTAATGACTCATGAAGCACCTAAAATAGGTAAAATGGGAGTTATTACACAAGGTCCTTATACTGGAGAAAAAGCTGGAAGTAAGGCTTTAGCTGAAGCTATTAAAAATGCAAATCCTAAATATGCTTTATCTGGACATATTCATTCTTCAGAGCATAAATTAAGTAAATATAAGGGAGCAGGTAATACTTTATTTGCAACAGTTTCCTTATTAGATGAACATTATAAAAATACATATGATCCTTTAACATTTGAAATATGACATTAGAACGAGTTTTATCTGCATTAAATTTACTAGCATCTAATAAGTGTATTATAGAAGAAAAAGGAGATGATGCTTTTATGACCTATCTCTTTTACCAATTATTTGGTCAAATTCCATACGTAGATTACTTCTTTGATGATGTCGATGAAGAAGAGGAAGATGACGATGAAGATGAATTTATTCCTGAAAAGTTCAGCTATAAAAAGACAATAAATAAACTTATTGAAAAATGTCCAGAAGCAATAGTGTATTCTTGGAAAGGTTATCGTATAGTAATTACTGATGAATTTATTGTCTGTAGAGCAACTATTTTTCATCTTCATAAAGATAGACCTCAGGTTTGTGTAGATAGTATTGTACTAGAAAAGAATGATTCAGTCAATCTTATCTATGTTTCTGTAGACTCTAAAGGCAATATGCATAAACAATTAATGCCAATTAAAGAAGCAGAAGTAAATATTGAAGAGAACTATAATGATGATTGTCCATATACTAAGATTGAGGAAGCTGTAGCTAAGGACAGTAAAAGTACTATACTATTACTCTTTGGATTACCAGGAACTGGTAAAACTTTCTTATTAAGAAAACTTATTCTTGAGCATCCAGAATTAAAATTTTACTGGTTAGACAGTAGTATGTTTAATATGATTAATAGTACAGAGTTTTCTGAATTTTTACTTAAATGTAAAAATGGAATCTTCATTATGGAAGATTGTGAGAGTATAATTAAGAGTAGAGATGACTCTTATAATACTCTAATTACTCCATTATTACAATTAACTGATGGTTTAATTGGAGATAATTTAGGTCTTAAGTTTATCTGTACTTTCAATACTGATTTACGAAATGTAGACCATGCTTTACAACGTAAAGGAAGATGTGCTTTGAGTTACGAATTTAAGAAGCTGGCTAAATCTAAGGCACAAAAGTTACTTAAGAAACTTGGTATTAATGCGACTGCTACAGGAGATATGGCTTTATGTGATATTTTAAACTTGCAAGTCGAAAATGGTGTTGAAAAGAAACGTAAAGTGGGTTTCTAAACCACTTAAATGTTATATAATTTATTTAAATAAAAGATTTGAAACAATTAAAGTTTTTGAATGTCCTAGTGATTTGTATTTGCATGATAAACATTACGATGTCATGATGGCAGATCCAGGGTATTTTTCAAATATGTAAGTAAAGGGGGAAGTGGTGCATTTGCACTGCTTCCCCCTTATTTTTTTTACTATGTATAGATAGGAGATAGTGACATTAATGTCATAGCTTCTGCTACAGCATTTCGTTGTTCTTCCTGTGTTGGTTCTATACCTTCATGATCTTCAATTTGTTCTTTAAGTTCTTGTCTTTGTTCTCTCTGTACTTCTGGATCAGTCCTTTGTTTTATGAATGGAATTAAAGTAAATCTATTTGCTGAGAACATCTTTAAAAATCCGTCAGTAATAGTATCGTCTCCAGTTATAACTCTCGATAAAACATGTAATGCTCTCGTTATAGTTGATATAGCAAAAGGAGTCCAATTTACACCTCTACCTCCAATTGATTCTAATGGATTAAAGTCCAAAACAGATGCATCAAAAATAGCTTCTGAAAGAGCAAAAGCCGAATTAGCCATTGCTTGTTGTATAGATCTATCATCTTTATGATCTTTGGTATATGTATTAACAAATGTATGTATTTGTCCTCCCACGAGACCGCCTAATATTGTTAATATAGCTATGTCATATGCAAATTGTCTAATATTTTGTCTATATGCAGTTCTTAAATTCTCGTTAGTATTATTCCAGTACTAATTCTTTACTGCATTTATAATTTCCGTAGGATTTCGAGTGTAGTTTCCATTCGCGTCTTTTAAAGAATCGTAAGTTGAACCTACTGGTTGAATTAGACCTGTTCTATTGTTTAATCCTAATGCAAGAGCATCGTTTACCATTGAAGATAATGTTACAATGATTCCTTCAGAAAATGAACCTTCCCACTAGTAAAAAGGAACTAATATAGATTTATTAATTAACTCTTCTTTAGTCACTGGTGGCTAATCAAATAATATGTTTCCATTATTATCTACCTAATAGTAATAATAATTTCGCACCTCTTCCCCATCTTTAATAATAGGTTTACCCTATTCATCTAAAGCTATCTCACTATAATGAGTAAACCATCCTCTGTCCTTTACAGAACTTATGGCAAACCACTAGTTTTTCTTACCTGACCAATATGTATTCATCTGCCAGAATAAAGCACCTAAAAGACTAGCTTGCATCAAAGCTCGCTTTTCGTGTGAATAGTAGCCATAAAGTTTATCTGCCATTGACTTATATGATCTAGCTTGTTTATTAGTATAAGCTTGGGGTAATGGTTTGTATACGCCTTTCTTCGGTGGTTCTAGTTTAAATTTAGTTCCGTCTGGATATATAGCACCTTCAATTTCAAATTGTTTAGCCATAGCTCTGTATAAAGCTTCTTGTTCTCTATACTTTGGGTTATTAACATCTCCTTTTACTAGAGTACTAAATCTTGGATCTCGATTAAAATCATAAATTAATTCTCCATCTTCATTTAAATAATGGGCTTCATAAGTGCCATCGTGTCTCATATATGACTCGAAAATAGTCATTCTGTTATAAAAGTCTGGTCTAGATGCAAATCTGAATATAAAACTATTAGTATTTCTAAAAATGTTATGTGAATTTTGAAGGTGTTCTGCATATACATTAATGTCCATATCATTGATTCTATATAGCTAGTTTAATCTTTCTAACTTTGTAGGTCTATAATCAAACTTTGTCATTTCTTTATATACATCTACAAATGAAGCAACCATTTCAGTAAGAGTGAATCCAAATCTTCCATCTTCGTTTCTCCATATTATTCCAATATCCTTATAAATACCTTCAAGTAACTGATAAATTTGTTTTGGGTTAAATCCAAGAGTAACTACAGATGCTAAGTGCATAATTTTCTAAGCATACTCATATATCTGCAAATCTTTATCATCCATAACTTTTCTACCTAACATAAGAAGAACATTATCTTTTAAGTATTCTAGTTCTGCCTCTCTTTTTATATTTTGAGAAAACTCCTAAAATATTAAATCAGCGTGTGCTGCTTTAATTAGAGTAAACGCTTTTTCTGATTCTTCTTTCATTTTATACGCAAATAGATGCTTTAAGAAAACTGATTGTAAGTCATGATCATATAAACTTAAATCTTTTAGTAGTTCTGCTCGTTGTCTCGGGTCTTCTCCCTAGTCAAATCTAGTCCTCATTACATATAAGTCGTCTCGTAACTATTTTCCTTCTGGAGTTAAGAGATGCCCCATTTCTTTTTTTATTCTATCTTTAACTACATTCCATTTCCAAGATAAAAAGTAATCCTTAGCTGCCGCTAATAAACCTTCTGTCTCCAATTTTCCTGCTGTTCCTTTATATGATAGTGGTACTCTAAGCCAGGCCAAATTTCCTTTTTCCAGCTCTTGTACCATTCTAGCTTCAAAGGCGATATCAGTTTCTCCTCTTTTTTTAAATCTATTAGAATTAATTGTTTTAATTACATACTTTAAGAATTTTCTTTCAGTAGCTGACAATCTGGTGTTATTAGCATATGGATTTACAAATACCCAATCTTCATCAGGCTTCCTAGTTTTATAATTAGTCATGTTTTCGTAAATTCTTACTGAGTTTTGGAAAGTAGAATCCCCTAAATATGAAATTTTATTTTCTTTTTTAAGTTCAATTACCATTTTCTGTACTAATGCATGTGGTTTTTGCATACTATCCGTAACTCTTTTATAGCAGTTGTCAATAAATTCTGTAATTTTATTTAAATTTTTGCTGGCCGTAGTACCAGGGTTATCAGTTTTAAGTCCTGAGTGTCCTTTAAGTAGTATATTGTTAGAATCTCTCCAGTTATCATATGCTTCAATTTGTTGTTCAAAATCATATCCTAATTCTTCAGCATATGCCCTATGTAACATTTGATACTACATATCTATTTCATCATCTGTTACATCAAAATCTAATCTTTGTAATTCTTTACCAGCGATTCCTTCTCTTATTGATTCCATTGACTTAATTGCTTCATATAAAACTTCTGCCATAGAACCAAGTGGTTTTCCTTGATCATTTCCAACAATGTCAATTTCATTATTTTTATTTAAAAATAAGTTTTCTATAGGAGTAAGACATTTATTTACTATTAGGTTATTTACTTTAAGATTTCTACCTTGTCTATCGTTTTCGACTATTTTTGTTCCAGTTCTTAATGTATCCAAAGCCTACTCTGCCATTGTGCAAAATTTTATGTCTCCTTTATGTCCACTATAGTTAATTCTATTAGGTCCAAACTCTTTATCAATATTTTTATACTTATTTAAAATTTTAAAAGAGTTTAATAACTATTTATTAGAAGCTGTAAGCCCACTATTTAAAAATGGATTAATTACCTTTATACTATGTATTTTTGATCCTTTAAAAATTTCAGTAGGAACAAAATTTAAAGCTAAAAGTGTTTCTATCATTGCCACATTACCGTGAACTGCATTTAGTAATGTTGCCTCTCCAGCTTTATCTACAATATCGTTTATTCCTAATGCTTGTGTAATTAATTTATTTACATTTCTTCTATCTACTTGTCCATCAGTTCGTTCATGTGTAAATTTAATTACTTCAATATTTTTTGTATATTTATTTTTTAGTAAAACAATACCCATTGCTTCTAGTACAGCAGGAATTTCTCCACTGTCTCCATATCCAATGACTTCATATTGTCCATTTCTAGTATACTTCCTAATAACTTTATCGTACCATTGAGCATCGCCATCTTGATGTTCTAATCTATTTGATGTATTAATAGTTAATTCTGTTTGATTATGAACAGCTTCTTTAAAATTCTTTGCAGATGTTCCAACTCGACGTTCACATTGAGATAAGTATGCTTGTATTTTTGAAATAAGATCTAATTTAGATTTACCATAAATAGTTTTTTCCCTTACCTTATAAGAAAATCTTTGTTCTATATCTTCTGCATCTGGATTTTCTTTATATTTATGATTTGGGTCCTCTATAAATTCTTGTATGTCTTTAATGGACCAGCTAATTTCTTTAGACTTATATGCAGTAAACCACCCTAAAAGAGTGTTCTTTATTTTTTTTAGTATATCCTAGTCATCTAACTAGGCAATAGCTACATCGACAAATATAGTATCGATATTATCCTAAATGTGATTATACGACACTTCATTCTTAGTTAAATCATCGATTAGGGGTTTATTAGTTTCAATGTTTTTAAAATTCCAATTTCCGTCTGTTCGTGTATATCCTACTAACTATATTGGAGCAACAAGTACACTAATATTTCTAAAAGTAGGATTTATTTTTCTTAGCATACGTGCATAGGTTGCTAATTGATATGTAAAAGCTCGTTTTTTAGCAGAACTATATTCATCTGGTGCTAAATCTTCTACTGCTACATCACTTTCGGCTTCTCGCCAATAATCTGCAGGTGATACTTTATAATCTATAATAAAAGCATCGCCCTCTGGTGGTACAACTAATAAATCAATCATACCTGAGAGATTAACATTTTCATTTTTTGATGGATCGTGGGCAGTAGTTCTTAAAGATAATTCTGGAAAATATAAAAAGTGTCCAGTACCTTTAGGATCGTAAGTAGATTCTATTGTAACTTTTAATTTTTTACAATAATCTATTACTTGTTTCATCTATTTTTCAGAAAGTAGAGCTTTAGTTTCTGGTAAGGCACGTTTTTTAAAAATATTTAGTATATGATTTGAATCTAAATCTCCAAATATTGAAAAATTATTATCTTTAAAAGATTGCCTACTAAAGAATATTTCACAGAGATTATGAATTGCAGTACCTACTTTAGCTTCGTGTTCCCATTTTTCTTTTTCTATTTTAATCAATCTGTCAATTAATTCTTGGGCCATTATTGACGGAGTATTTCCATCTTTAAATTCAGGTTCTTCTGCAAAATCAGCTAATTCTTTTTCTGTAAATCTTTTTCCTGTAGAATTTCTCCAAGATTCTATTCTTGTATTAAAATAATTTTCTTCTATAAATTCTGGAAATATTAATTTTCCTTCTATTCTCAAGCCTGATAGAAATTTTGTTACCTAGGTACGTGTTTTATCAATTATTTCAGTACTCTAGGACTATTTATTATATGATCTGACACTGTTATAATTTTTATAATCTTTACTTTTTCTAACTATAGGTTCAAGCTAATCAATAGTATTTAATTGAGATAGGGTATGTTCTTGGAATACTGTATCTCCATACTTATCTAGTAACTTATCTCCACCTGATAGTAAAAAATCGTCTAGTTCTATCTCAGAATTAAACAATATATTTTTATAATAATGTTTACAATTCATATTAACATATTTCTTTTAATTTTCCTGATTTTAATAAGTCAGATTTATAATTATTTAGTAATCTGTGAATAAATGAGTTGCTCATTGTTCCTGTCATACTATTAAATATTTCTCTAGAATTTACTAATTTAGCAACTTTTTCAAGAGTTGATTTATAAAGTATATTACTGTCAATAATTTTATTACTAAAGTCTCCATTTAATATACTATCTAGTAGTCTTCTAATATTATAATCAAGTTCATATTTTTGAGCATTAGACATTTTGGAGAAAGAAGATTCTCTTCCTGCAAAGAATTTTCCTAATTCTTCAACTAAAACTTCTTCAGCTCTATCCATTTCAGTTCTATGTCTGAATTGGTTCATTTTGTATCTAATATTTTCATCTTGAAGAACAATATTAAGTAAATCCTAATATAACTTTGGGTTTTCAAATCTAATGCCTCCCATAAAAAGATGCATAAGTTCATGAATTTTAGTGTCAGGAGTTGCATTATCAGTATTAATATATATTTCTCCATTCCTAATAAAACCTCTTAGTGTGGCTGCTCCAGGAAAATCGGGTAAAGTTGCTATATCTTTAGTAGTAACCTCATTAATTTTTATTCCATGCATCTCCTATGCTCGAGTTAATAAGTTACTAACTGCTCTATGTGCAATTGGCATATCCGAGACGGGATCTATTTCTTTTGGAGTTATAGATGGACGTTTCTAGGCATTTATTAATACTTCATCGTCTATAATATTAATTTCAAAATTGTAATCTTTATGCAGTTTATTTAATTCTTGAGCAATTTCTACTTCAGTTTCCTTTCCAGTATATTTTTTAACTAGCTCTAAAGAAGTATAGTAATTATCTCCTATAGGGTTTAATTTTAATCTATTTTTTAGCTATGTAAATGAGTCCACCCCTATATTAGGGGGGAACTCATCTACATTAGGCAATCTATTAAAATCGTGTAGCCATTTGTCAACGATTGAGTAAAATAATTCTTCCTACTCTTTAGTATATGAGTCTGGAAGTATCTGTTGTTTTAACTCTTTAACCTAATTAATGTCTGTAATATCACAAAAATACATATTATATACAATTTTCTCTTATCATAGTAGAAGCCTTAGCCACAATAGCTAAAGGATTTACTTTAAAAATAAAACCTCCATTTTTATCTATTCCAACTTTTAATATCTTTTTTAATTCTTTTTCTGAAATAGTTAGTTCCTTATTATACACTTTATTGTTGAACGAATTTAATTTAATAGTAACTTCAGTTTTATTATTATTTTTTATTAATTTAGCTGAAGCTACTCCATTTCCAAATCTTATTGAAGAGTATTTATCAAAATTAACTTCCGTGTCCATTTCTGGTGTATCATAATTGGATGTCCATACATTATCTACTAAGAAATAGTCATACTATCCCATATACCCATATGCCATTCTAGAACCTTCAAATTCATCTATTTCTTCATTATCAACTTTTTCAGTTTTATTTAATTTGTATATATCATATCGTAATGTCTATCTATTAAATCTATAATAATAAGGAATGTTTTTACTAGAAGCATTGGCGGCATTTAGTTCTGTATCGTGAGGAGCTAAAGCTATTTCCAACATTTCTGTAGTATAATCTACTCCTTGCTAGAAGTCATAATTAGTATCCATATGTCCAATAAAGTCATAATAACGTTTAACCGCATTATCTTCATTAGTTTTAACAAATGGCTCAAACATAGGAGTCAAAGATTTACCTCCACTCTCGTTTCTAAAATTGATTAAATTATAGTAAAATAGTAAATCTGCAATATTATATCCATTATCATCAGAAACTTTATAACGTTTTGTTCTTAAATCAAACAAGTCCATTTGATATTTAGAGAAAGCGTCCTATTCTACATCTGATTTTGGAATCATATCTATTGGAAGTGTATGTACAGTAATATTATTTCTATCTGCTGTTCTATTAGAATATGATTTAATTAAATCTCTTAAAAATGTATTTACGTTTGTCCCGTCAGCACCTAACACTCTAATTGTTTCTTTATTCTATTTTTGTGTGACACTAGGAGAGAATAATAGTCCTTGTTTAGATAATCGAGGTAGAACTTCTGTATTCATCCAGACCCTAAATGTTTCATTCCCTTCTCTTGTACCTAATTCAATATAAGTTGGTGTATCATATACTTTATAATCCATTGGATTAATTGGTCCTTCACCATCAGGTTTACTAAATATTTTATTGTGGGCTGGAATTTCTATATAACTTACTTCTTCTCTTAAAAATGCATTAGTCATTAAACTGTTAATCCAAGTTTCTCCCTTTTTATAGAAAGTTTCTGCTTTTTTACCTGTTAATCGCAGTTTATTAGAAACAAAAGGTAGTATGACTTTTAACATCATTCTATCTTTTAGAGAATTTCCAGTTTGTGCAAATATAACATTTGCAGTCTATAAATACTAATTAAAGTGTGGGACATTTGTTGCTACCCATAGAGGATTAAATGACTATTTTATATAATCATCGTAGGCTTTAATAACTTTATTTCTATAACTAAGATCTTTAAAAAACTTCCAAAAATCTATTAGAAGATCATCATTTTCTAATAATTCTGCGATAGTTTCTTTTGTTTCCTTAGATAAGTTCTTTCTTTGAGCTCCTTCTTTAATTATTCTAGTAAAGTTATTATAAAATCTATAGGCTTCTTCAGTCTTTGTTTTTTGTCCTTGATTTAGTCCTAAAAGCTCACGTAGTTTTCCCATTTCATGTTCACCTGCTTCTAGAGTTTTAAGATTTTCTAAATCCGCCCACATGTTTCCTCGTATTTTCTACTCTTGAGTTTCAGGGTCTAATTCATATCCAAATTCTTTTATATGTGAATCCGCTATTTCATGAATTGCGACAGCATATGATATTAGATTATCTATACTACGTTTTCTTGATATCTCATCGTAACTATACCCTCGATTTCGATAATTATTTTCTTTATATTTACGTTTATCTGCTGCCTTTACTCCTTCATTTAATTGAATTCTTCCTTTTAAAAGTTTAAGTCTCTATAAGTATTTATTGAATTCTCCAGTCTTTGTTACCTCTATTACTGTATCACGGACTCCATTCTTTCCTTTTAAAATAAAGAGAGAATCTAGTGATTTACCATCAAACTCAATTCCTTGTATACCTAATCCTAATTCATTAAACTAAGTATTCATTAATTTTAAAGCAGTAGTAGAAATATTAGTATTAGTTAAAGTCTTCCTATCTTTACTTAAAATATCAAGTATTTTAGAAGCATATTTAGTAGAACCACCATCGGTAAATATGTTTGACTTCATCATTCTAGATAATACCTGTGCTGTTTGAGAAGTCATTATTTTGAAAATATCTTCAAATTCCATACCTATAGCAATACCATATAAATATAATCCAGCTAAATCTGAACCAGCATTTAAACGTTCTAATTTTAACTCTTTAGCATTATCTGTCGCTAGTGTCATAATTCCTGAATCGTTAGATCCTGCCCATTCTGTATGGTTTATTGACCGCTCATATAATGCATTAGCAATATCATTAGGAACTCCTTTAGATACTAGTTTATCTATTATTTCCTATTTAGTTCCTTCTCCAAGATAAATATCTGGTAAGGAATAATAGTGTTTATCAGTTCCATTTTTACTCTTGATTACAACATCAAATAGTATATTACTTATGTTTGCATTATTCGCAATAGCATTATTAGTTGCCTAAGTAGTTGTGTGAAGAACTTTCATTCCAGCAGATGCGGCTATACCAATAACACCTTTTCCTGTATGGTTCTAGTTTAAAGCAGCTCCCATAATAGAACTATTTCCAGGTCTACTATCCTATGGTCTAGCACCTACATTAGAATCTTCTCCTAACTATTTAGGTTTAGCAGCACTCTAATCTACTGTAGTTCCGGCAGCTATTGCGTTTGCAGGAGCTTCTGCAATTTCTATAGTTTTCCAAGCTACGAAATTTTTTGATATATTCGTTTTTTCTTCCTTATTTACAACATTAATATAATTATTGTGTTTATTAATGAATACTTGGAGAGCTAATACTAAGTCTTCATCTTTTAAAGTATTAGGATCATAATAAAGTTTTGCTGTCCTATCGTACTAATGTTTTGTAAAGTATTGCTATTGTGCTTTCTTTACATCCCTTAATAGGTTAGCTAGAAGTTCCTACTGTTCTCTAGTTCTGTGTGACTTTAATTTATATTTTAACTATTTCTTGGATACTTGATTCTAAGTATTATTAATTTCAGAATCAGTAGTGCTAGATGTATCATTACTATTCGCTTCTATATCTTCTTCTGATGCATTAGAGGTATTCTATTTATTTAATTCAAATAATGATATATACTTAGAGTAATCGATACTATTATAAGTTCCTGACTCTAAAACACTTTTACGCCCAGTTGGGTAAGGTAATAATCGTAACGATTCTTCTAATTTTGTCCAAGAGTTCATCTAAAAATAAGGACTCCATGCCGAGAACTCTCCAGCTTGATTAAATGCAAATCCCATAAATGTTGCTTTATCTACATCATAGTCAGAGCCCTATAGTCTAATCTATTCAGCACTTACATAACAGTCATTAACATCTGATTCTGTAAATCCAACAATTTCCATCGCCATAAAAGACTACATTCCCTATGCAGGAATACGTGCTACCGTAAATAACTATGAAAGGTTAAAGGCTGCTCTCATCTTTTTTGCACGATACTTGAGCTTATTATAAAAATCTGCATAATTTTTTTCAAATTCAGATTCTATTATTCCTCTATCTTTTCCCGGAGTTTTTAAATATTTTATAATAAGATTAACAAATTCTTCCTACTTTTTTATGTATTCATTAAAACTTCCACATTTTTCGATTAAAGATTTTATTTTAGTGCATACATATTTATTGTCAATCTCATTCAATGCTTGCATAATAGTTTCTGAATTACTAGAATTATTAAATTCTATATCAACATAATTTAGATTTGATAAATAGAAAGCTAAATTATCAGTAGAAATTATTTCTTGCTTTGTAATATTATCATAATATATAGAATCTCTTGTACTTGATAGTGGGTATAATTTCTCCGTTGGTTTCCAATCATTCATTCTAAATGTACCATCATCATCAGTAAAAGTTTCAATTACTTGTTTATGTAATTTACTTGAATGACTTACTTCTGGAGATTCTGAGTATTTTAAATAAATATGTTTACCGTCAGCTCTTTTTAAACATATATCATATAATGTTTTATCTTTATCCTTCTGTCCTGGATTACTAGTTCCTATATAATTTTCTAATAATCTATTCAAGAAAAATTTACTATTAGTCATAATGTCCGATAAAGTATCTCCTTTTCTTATACCAAACTAAGTAGCATAAATTGGGGGTAATAAGGCTTCAAACTTTTTAACATCATAAGAATTTACTTTGAAATCTACAACGTTCATATTCTCATCATAAATTTGTAGATTTTTGAATCCCTAAATAGCTAATAAGTCCTTTTGTAGAAGTCTTTCTTTCTATACTTTATCAAGAACTGGGATATCTGTTTTTAGATCTGCAACATACATCCACAATTCTTGTAATTCTTGTTTTACACCGTATTCTTTAAAAGTTTCCTCTAAAGCTCTTTGAGGGTTATATAAACTTCCCTCTCTCTGTTTAATTCTAGATAATGACAATAATAATTTCTACTATATATCTCCTAAGATATTATCCTAAACCACTTTGATGTCATATCTATTAGCTTTAAGAGGATTCTAATTTAGGCTGTTAATGCCATTTATGTGAATATTGTGACTTCCTAAATTTCTTCCATATAGATCTATTTTTTGTACAGATAATATGTTATCCTCAAAGTCATTAACGTCGGATATTCTTACGAGTTTGTTTTTAATTAATCCAGTCTCTTCTTCAATATATGTTACTTTAAAAAAGTTAAATTGATTATTATCTGCAATGATTTGATCCTTGATGTTTTTTAATGATTCCTTCTACCTGGTAGTAGCCTCATATAAATCATTTGATACGGTGGTTCTATCATATACTTTACCCTCTTTGTAAATTATTTCATTTAACGAATAATTAAGTCCTGCCAATTTAAATTTCCATAGGTAATAGTAATCTGAATTTCTTAAATGAATTAACTATCCATTAAGAGGGTGAATTTTAGTTGTATTAGTTAAACTATCTATTTCAGGTTCAATAACTATTTCATATGTTCGCCCAATTTCAGTTTGAGGAAGTTTTATTCCTTTAGGTAAATACTACTAAATTCGTTCTAATTCATTAAAAGTCTCTATTTCTGAGAGCTGTTTATTTCCGTACACTTTATACTGGTCGTGAGATGGATTTAATACAGCTAAAACTCCATATAATTTTGTGCGGATGGCTTTTTTATTAAGTGAAGAAGTAATAACAGTTCTTAACATACTATACGTAGATGGATCACTAAAAGCAAACACACCTTCAGTGTCTTTAAAGTTTAAGTGTTTACCCTACTTTGCTTCAGAGATTAAACGTTCAGCTATTGCTCTTGGTATATTTGCTCCTCTAGTTGCACTAGATGTATGAACTAGTTCGTCTATAATTAATTTAGATACAATTTCTTGTAATCCAGCTCTATCATTAGTTGAAAAAACCTTATTTAATTCGGTCATAGAATCTGCTATTGTCAAGCTTGTTAGTGCAGCTAATGCTTCATATACTTCTTGTGCTTTTTCTTGAGTATATCCACGTTCAGACAAAGCAGAAATAACCTAGGTCATCATTGAAACAGTAGATTGGTCTGCCTCGTGAGTAGGATCTAATTGAATACCAGCATCATACATATCTGTTTTAAAGAAGTTAAGATCTTTATCAGTAAAATAATCAGCTTTAGAATTAATATTTGCTGCATATTTTTTAATAGCACCTTCTGTAACTACATAATGAATTTCTGACTCTTTCATTGGTTGCCAATATAGATCAGCATTACGCATTACACGGTTATCTCCTTGATATGTAAATTTCTTTCCATGCTATTCTGCCTCATGATCATATAGTAGTTGTTGCAAAGTACCATTTACTCTTTTAAATCTAACTTTACATGCAGTATCAGCTACTATTTTTATAGAATTTTCAGAATATTCAAATTTTCCATCTTTATTTATAGTAACACTATTATATTTACCTAGAACTTTCCAAAAATCATAATTATTATTTATTTTGACCGTCTTTTTTTCTTCTACAAATCCGCCATCTTCTATTAACCATCCATCTTCAGAATTTATGTTACGTATTCTTGTTTTGACTATATAAGTATTTTTAAGTCTTTCTTTAACTTCTGGAGCTACTTTTTCTGGAGAAAATACCTTTTCAAATGATACAATTTCTTTAACTACTTTTTTGCCTTTGTATGTATCATAATACATTGCTCCAGATATTTCTTTATCTACTCCAAACTACATTCTTGCTATTCCAAGAGGATTTGCTGGGAATTTATTGTTTGGTGACTAAGGAAATAAAGTTAAATTTACATCTAGTTCATTTCCATCTGGATCTGTCCATATGTGATGAGACATTTTCCAATGAAGTCTTTCCTGGGCAAATGAGTTTCTCATTTTTGCGTTAGTTAAGGCAAAAGTAGCTGTTTTAATTAATTCTCCAGCAACAGTTCTTGGATCATATGCTCCTATAATAGGTTTTTTTGTTACTCCAGTAATTTGATTATTTAGACTATAGTTTTCCCAATGATGCTAAAATGCACTTACCCAAGTTGCTCCATCGTATGGTTTTACTGTTTGAATATCTCCCATAATACCAGAGCATTCTGCTATTACATCTTCTAAGACAGCTACATTTACCTTAGCTAAAGTTCCCCAAGTATCACCTAAAAGATACTATAATTTTGTTGCAGATGTAATTACATTTCTTTTATTATTATCAAACCATTTATAGCTTTCTTCTTGTAGAGTATTCGTACCTTTTTTTGCATCAGCCCATATATGGGAACCAACACTAGTAAAGGAAGATAAAGTGGACCAATAAAATGAATTTAAATTAAACTATTCAAATATAGGATTTACCTTTATTCTAGCTTTTTTACCTTTATATTTAAGATTTAGTTGACTTAATTTAAAGTTATTTTTATAAAATTCTATTTTATTATTATTATTATCAACTCCTTCTAATATTGCCAAGTCTGCGCGTGTAGATAACTATACTGGATTTAATATATATTCTTCCTTAAGTGATTCTTCGTCTATTCTAACTGGTATCTTTTCATAAGCAGTAACCCACTCACCATTATCGTTCTAAACCTCTACAATACCAAAAGCCATTCTATCCCAATTCTAAGTGAACCATATACTTGCAAAATCAGACACTAATTCTTTCTAGGCTTCAGGTCTTGTCATTCCGGTCTGTTCTAAGACAAGTAATTTCTGTTTGTACTCTGGAATATTATTAAATATACCATATACGCTGTGATATAGCTCTGTATGACCTTCTAGAGCATGTAAATCAATGACTACATCATTTTTTAGAAGATCTGAAATAAATTCTAAATTACTATCTTTAATAAATTTCTTATATGAATCTTCTACAAAATTAGTTGTTACAGCAATGTTTCCATCTTTGTCAATAAATCTATTAATAAATGATTCATACGAAGAACCTAACTGTTCTTTTGTGTTCTATGCTCTTATAAGTCCGAATATAACTGAATTCCATTCTAAATTTTTATATTGCTCTTTAATCTGCTCTAAAAGAACTTCATATTCTTTTGCAACTTTATATCCTAAATTAGTTATATCTTTACTTTTAATGGTCAATTTATCTATTCTCTCTTGATATTCTTCTGGAGATAATAATGTAAATCGACTTAAAGCTTCTATAAATGAAAATCCTAATTCTAAATTGTGAGTTTTGCGATTAACATGATAATGTACGTTATTAGCAAAAGCAATTGGATTATGCCTGTTTTGAGAATTATGTAAGAAGACTATTTCTCTAAATTTATCAAATGGGTCAATACCCTATTTATGACACCATTCATTAAATGAAGTAAAATTATCTCTTATTGATAATGGTATATCCGTATTATACTTATTATCGTATGTTTTCTTAATAGTTTTGAAATCATTCTCTATATTAATAAAACAATTTCGATAAGTGTCTCCAAGAGTATATTTAATTTCTTTTTCTGCATCTTCTGCAGTTAAAATTTTAGCTAAATCAATTATTACTTTTGGAACATTTGGTTTATCCGAAGATACTGATTCAGTAAATCTAGGATCCCATTTTCTTCCCATATATACAGGAAGTAAGAAATCCATAACAAAACTACTGTAAGCACTCTCCTTAAAGTTAAAGTCTTTATGTTGTTTTGAGTCATATCCATTAACTCCCTCTCTAGACATAGCGTATCCTTTAAATGCAGGCATAAATTCTCTAATCATAATATTTACAGGGTCCAAAGCATTTACGTAATTCGATATTCTAGAAAATTTTTCTGCAATAAGCATTGAAGATTGCCCAATAGTTAATGATGTATTTTCGGCAGTTCTAACTTGAGTTTTAAAGGCTTCACCTCGAACTAATGTTTGTGCTTCTACAAATTCCTCTAGCATATTACTTACTCCAGAAGAAATTAAATCTATGCCCTAGTAATTTCTACTTGTTCTTAAAGATTTCTAATCATCACCATACCAGTCTTTTATTGCTTCATCATAAGAAAATTCTGTTGGATTTCCGATTTCAAATCCCTTATTCAAATACTAATTTAACTATTGATGTGTTATATGATCAGCTCCTGCCAATCCTCGCATTCTTAAAGTATCTATATCTACTACTTCAATGTCCTTATTATCTTTTTTAATAGTTTTTGTGTATGGTTTATCGTTTTCTGTAGTATAGAATTTAAGTTCTCTAATTAAATTATTTTCTAGAATACGAACAGTATACATCTAATCATTTTTTAGCGTGCCTGGTCTTTGAATAATTGAAGGATTTGCTTTCTTTTCTCTAAATAATTTAATATTTACCAGAATAGGTAAAGTAGAATTAATAACATGAATTGCGGCTCTATTAAAATCATACTTCTAATCAGCGTTCCTAAATTTATCTAAGAAGGCTATTCGCAACTCTTTATTATTTATTAAATCTATCTATAATATATCTTTTGCCCATTGACATACTACGTTGAAGTCTGTTTCAGTAAGTACTTGGTCTAAATCTCCAGTTCCGTTTTTACCTCTTGTAAACAACTAAAAAGGAGTGTCTTCTCCTGCTTTATATTTTGATAATATCCAAGCATTCTTAAAGTTAGGCTATCTAGTATCAAACGAGAATCTCCAAATATCTCCTGCAAAATTCTTTAGCTCAGCTGATACTCTTCTTATGGCCTATCCGACTACTTCATTTCTTTCGGCTATAAATTGTGGATTTTTATATTCACTATTTACATTATACTTTACTAGAAAATCATCACATTCTCCGGCTACAAATTGAGAATTAACACTCTCTTTAAATCTAGATAAATTAGTATCTAGCTATCTTGGATTTAATGTGTCTAGAGTAATAGTTCCATCATCTCTAATTCTATACTAAGTATAATCTATAATAGATGTTGTATCAAATAACTATGCTATCTGATTAAATATTCGATTAGAAGTAGAGTAAACTGAGTTTCGGTCCTTAAATAAATAATGATGTAGATTGTCAAACACTCTTTTCTCTATTGATGATTTAAATGGAATATTTAATATATTTCTAGTATCAAATAATAATTTTAAATACCATGCCGAATTTCCCCTTACTTTATTAACAATGTCTTGTAAGTAAATTCCATATCTTCCCTTGCCTAATTGAACACCTTTGTCTTTAATTAACTGGGCTATTTGTCTTTTGTAAATAGAACGTTGTTCAAGTGTTACATTATTGTATTTATCTATGTCAATAAGTTTATTATTAGGCTTTAGAAGATTAATTATACTATCTAAATCCAACTAATGTGCGTCATCAGTATTAACATAGAATAAAGCATCTCTATTGTATAAATTATTAAACCGAAAATCTCTTTTAATAATCTGGGTAAAATATACAATGTGATCCTTTTTTAAATATACACCCGTTTCTGATTCAGAATTATTAATATTACTTAAAATTGGAAAACTTTCTATTAATATTTGTAGACTTTTTGGAATTACATCATAAGCTCCTTTTTGTTGTAGATCTTCTTGTTGCCACGTTAATATTTTATTAGCATCTTCTTTAAGGTTAAATTCATATTTATCCTAATCACATACTAATTTATCCTTAAATTTAAATCTAATTAAAGTTTTAAATTCACTAATTAGTAGTGAATCAAAATGTTTAAGAATAAAGTAAGCATTATAGGCTGTTAATTTTTTTAAAAATGTTTTTTCACTAGTACTCCTATGTCTCCACATAGTTAATGTAGTCGTATTTTGTGAAAAATTATAGAAATTTTTAAGTTCTTTATTAGTGTTAAACTAGAAATAATCATCTAATTTAGCAATAGTTACATCATCTCCTTCCCGTAAATTTTTAGGTAAATTATTGTTTGGGTCTATTTGATTAATGTACTCCAATATGTCTTCATACATTTCCTACTGAACTGTATGTATTTGTTTGTTTAGTGATTCATTATTTCCTAGAATTTCTTCTTCTTCTTTTAAATTTAACATAATGTCGTTTATTAATTTTCTCCTAAAATATTTTAACATTACGTTAGTTGCAGAAGTATTCATATAAACTCTCTCAATAAAGTTAGATGTCTATAGAGTATTTCCTGTATAATCCTAAACAGTGTCTGCAAGGGAGTCATTTACTGACTCCCTAACAGATTCATATGTTTTATCTGGAAACATCCAAGAAAAAATTTCTTGTTTAGTTGTAGGTGTGTCTCCAATAGAATTTATTAATTCATAAATTGTATTAAGTGCTTCTTCATTGTACTCATACTCTACAAACTCTGGGGTTTGAGCAAAATCTTGAATTTCACGTTTCATATCATCAATAAATTCCTACTTTTCTTCTGGAGAAAATTCATTTTCTGGGTCTATTAATGCTTCCTAGAATGTTTTAAGTTGGTCTATAATGCTTTCATAGCCTTTTGCGCATGTGATACTTAACATATTATATACATTTTAATATATCGGTTAATTCTTTAAATCTTTCTGGAGTAATCTGTTTCTTTATCTTTAGCATTGTAAATTGACTCTTAAGCCAAGCTTCTGGACTCTTTCCCTAATTCTCTAATATTTGAGTTAATATTTCAGCTAGTTTTGGTATACTATACTTTCCTGGCTCAAACTGCCCTTCTGTAAGATCTCTAATTTTATTATATAACATACTAAACTCTGTAGATTCAGGAGTAATATCAAATTGTTTATTAGAATCTGAGTAAACTGGATCAGTTATAATAAAATCTTTAACTATTTCATTCAATCCCTCAAAATTTAATGGTAAGACTCCTTCTTTTAATACTTGTAGAGCTTCATTGCCTTCTAATATTTTGAAGTGTCCATCTAAGCTACCCCAAATTGTAAGTCTTCCATTATCTAAATCTAACATTGTTAAAGTATACTCGTTTCCATTTAAAGTATATTTAATTGGGATTTTAAAGTCTATTGTTTTTCTATTTAGATTTTCTGAATCAGAACTATATATATAATCATTAGTTTCTGAAATAAAATTCCAATCTCGGTCATCCAATGGATATTTGTCATATAGTAATAGCTATCCATCAGTAGTTAAAACATATGTGCCTTCTTTAGTAGAGAAAAATGTCTTTACTTTATATTCATCAAAATCTATTGGTTCCTCTAAGTCATATTTAACTACACCAATCTAATCTACTGCCTTTGATTTTAATGCTACAGTAACAGGATCTGCCATTACTACTCTTTCAGGTACACTATAATTTAAATCTGTTAAAGGCTTTGATTCTTCTGGTTTATTTAAGGGACTATCACTAAATGTTATTATTTTATCATTATTGATATTTACTTTATAATATTTAATTCCTTGTCCACTGAATTCCTGCTCTAAAATTAAATCTTCTTCAGTAACTTGGGATAAATCAATTTGATTTTTCTTATCTCCCATATCTTTTACTTTATAGATTTTAAAATCTTTATTAGGATTTTTTAAGTCTTCTGAATAGATAACCAACCACTGATTGTTTCCTAAGTTTATTGTGTATGTACTTGGAATATTTGTTATATTTATTTCTGGACGTCTTAATACATCTAAAAGAGATGATCTAGAAACTCCTAATACGTTACGTTTTTCAGTATGATCAAATATATCCGCATATCCTGTAGGAACTCCATTTTGTAGAGTTCTTAACATTGAACCTTGCCCAATTACTCTTCCATTAGATTGTTTTTTATTCATTCTAAGTACCTAATCAAGTATAGACATTAAATTTCCTACTAATGGACCACTTGTTATAATAGAAGCATACTAAAATGGACTATCTTTATAAGTAAATCTTCCATTACCCTAAGTTGAATCTGTAATTACTCTATGAAATTCAAAAGCTTCAGTATTAGATGAATTATTGCTAAGACGCATATGTACAGTATATGCAGGATCTTTCTCATATTCGGGATTGTATAATAGTGCCTAATCTTTAGCTGCCTCTTTTATGAAAGCTCTAACTTCTTCCATTGGGTAAGATTTGTACTACTCATTTCTTCCCATATCTTCTGGTGCATAAATAAACTATAAGAACCTTCTGAGAATAGTCCGCAATTGGGCTCCCTAAGTACCGTCCTATTTATTAATAGGCTTAGTCTTCATACGATCAATAATTGCATTCACATAACCTTTATTTTTATAATCTCCAGACTGCAACCACTAATCTAACTCTCCCTTTATAGTACTTGGTAATTCTCTTTCGGCTATATTATATATATCCTAAATTTTAGCCTTACGCTCTTCACTTATCTGTCCTTCAACATACGACATTTTTAGTATTTCATCTCCTATAGATTCTAAGTTATATAATGGATCAAAAGATAATGTCATAACGGCACTACATACTTTATTTATAGGAGAATCTTTCCCATTAGTGTAGTGCGCTGCAAATACTTTCTAAAGAATTCTATAAATTGTGAATTGATTACCTATATCTTGACGATTATCTGTGTCATTTTTTCCTTTAAATATATTCTCGTGTTCAGATTTGATAAATGCATCAAAATCCGTTTGAGGTGGTCTAACTGCAATTATTTTTACTTTAGTAGGAAGTGTTGAGTCCTATAACTACTTATCTAGATAATTAAACATTTCAGTCTCATCAAACTAACCATCTAAAGTCTCAAAGGCTCCTGCATCTGCTATTAATATGTATTGAGCACCCGTTTTTAAAATAATTCCATTTTCGTTGCCTATTTGTGAATAAGAACCCTGTCCAATTACTGTATAAATATTAGATACCTATTTATCGGGTTCTTCGTAGAGTCCTCTAACTTCATGTAATGTTAGTCTTTCAGTACTTAAATCTCTAGCAGTTGCTTCATATCCATCTGCCTAATAGTCAAATCCTCTGTCACTAGCAGAAACGAACCATCCAAGACTTTCAAATAAACCATTTTCATGTGTTGGAGTTTTTACTAATTGAGTTGCAGGATGTAATAGATATGCTTCTCTAGAACCTCTCATATAGAAGTCTATTAATTTAATAAAAGTAGCAGCTCCCAATGGTGGATTATTTTTATTGTTTTCTATTAAGTCTAATAAATCATTATATATTTTTTCATCCTATCCATGTAGAGTTAAATTCTTTAAACTTAATCCTTTTACAATTATATCCTATACCCGAGGATCTAAAGCATTTTTACATTTATTAAATAAAGTTCTATAATTAGGAATTGTTGCTACAGGAATAGTGAGATATACAATATCTTTTCCTTTCTCTGCTCCCTTTTTACCTATTACTAATAAAACTTCGTGTCTATTTACTTCACCGTTCTTATCTCCGAATCCTTTTGGACCCCAAGCTCTTTCTCTTTCTCGGTCTACATTTAATTGTTGTCTTGTTTCTAAATCGTTATATTTATTAGTATATGCAGTTACTACGTATCGCATTGAGAGTTCTTCAAGAGTACATTTATTAGTTCCTGATAAATTTCCTAACTCTAATAGATCATATATATTATTTAAAATGTCTTTATTATCTTCTGTACGTACATAATGATGTATTAATGTGATTATTTTAATAAGTTGATTTTCTATAGCTGTCTTTTCTTCATTAGATAAGTTTCCACTTTCTAACTTCTAAAAATCAATATCTAAATAATCTGTCTTTCCCATTAATTTAGCTAACTGTCTAAAACCATATACACAGTCGCGTCTAGCCTCTATATCTGTACGATTAGATAAAAGTCCATCTGTTGTTAGACCTGTACGTAAAGCATTAAAGGTATATAGAACATAATTTAGGAATTCTGCTTCAGTTTCAATTTCCTTTCCATTTTCATTAATCCATTTTGTTTTTTTATTTTTTGTAGTTTGTATTGTAATTGGATGTTTTTCTTCCAGTGTTTTACTTTCATGTATAGATAAATTAGAGAATCCTGAAAGGCCTAACTACTCTCCACCTTGTTCTGGCTCAGTTGGATCGATTTTATGTCCTTTTACTTCAAATTCAGCTCCATTGGTTCCAGTACCATTAGAACTTCCAGGTGTTACTTCTCCTGAAGTTCCATTACTTTCAGAAGCCTAATTTTCTTGGGTTTTAATTTTTATTGTTTCAGGAAACATTTCCTACAATAACTATTTAAAGTCCTGTGACCTCTTTGCCACAAATGACTCGGGCATAGCTATTTCTTGTGTGTTTGAATCTGGATCATGGTTTGCTAATTCTAAGTTGGGAACATTTCCTGTAATATTATCAATGATTACTGTTCCTTTCTTTTGTCTTGTTAATCCAGTATAATATTCTCGTAATAACCTTTCTATTTCAGGAGCATCTTTTTGATTAAATCTAGTTGAAAATCTAATATCATTTAAGTCAATAATATAATAATTGTTTTCTGAACTTTTAAGGGTAGTTCCTTTTCTAAATTCAGTTTTATTTTTCCACTCTGGATGCTCTTCAGTTATATATTTATACGCAAGACTATTATCATTTGAATATATTAATGTAACTTTTTCTCCATCTTTCAGAGTTTTATACATTCCATTAATGTATTTTTTTGCATTAGCATCTAAAGTTGCACCTGGAGAAATATAGGTTCCGTAAAAGTTTTCATTCTATTCATCAAAATAATAATGTGCTGTGTATTTGCCTTGAATTGTTTCCTCTGCTCCTGTAAAAAAGTTAATAGCCCCCTCAATAAAAGCACGCAGGGTAGTGTTATTTACATCTGTCTATGTATTTGTACTACGATAAGATAACTAACTCTTAAAGCTTCTAATAAATTGTACATCTCTAAGTCCTAAATTGTGAGTTTCTAATATAGGATTTTCAGCCTAATCTTTTTCTCCTTCATTTACTTTTATCGTTCCGTAAATACCAGACTGTGTAAAGTCGCCATGTGCTAATACAATAATTCCATTTTTAGTAGCAAAATCATCAAGAACTGTCATATCGAATTGTGAAAATTCTGAAATTTCATCGACAATTATAATTTTTGGAAGCTGACTTAAACCTGTATTTAATTCATAGTCAAATTTTACATCACCGGTTTCATAATCCAATTCAAATATTTTTTCAGTTCCATCGCTATTTTTTCCAGTTAATTTACCATCAGTTACTTTGAATGTTTCATCATAGGAATCAAAATTCTTAAGAATCATTTTCATTAAAGTCTCTCGTGTAAAAGTCTTAGAATCTTTAGCACCAATGCTATCTCTCATTTCTATAGCTTTAGCTTCTGGAGTATCTCCACTAGTATTTTCTGGACCACATATCCATAACCTTTTATTTTTATCAAAATTAGGTACTATCTTTTCTATAAGACTAACTAATTCAGGAATATATGTGGATTTACCGAATCCTGGTCCAGAACTAACCAGCACAGTACTTTTAAATTTTGGATTTAAAAATAATGATAAGAATTCCCTAGCAAATTTTTTCTATTCTTCTTCTCTTTTAACTAAATCTTCACTTGTTAAATCTGGATAGTCTACCTTATAACTTTCTATATATGCTTTCCTAAAATTTTCAAACATTTTAGGATTTACAATCATAGAAATTGCTGTATATTTCCATGCAGTCTAAATAGCTGATGGAAGTCTATTTTCATGTAATGAATCTTTTAGATTACTATAGAAAACTTTTGGATCTAATGCAGCAATAGAAGCTAAATACCACATTATAGCTGAGTCATCTTCAAGTTTATCTGATTTATTAAGTGCAACAATTCTATCTGTAAATGTAAAATTCTTTTTACTAATAAAATCAGCTAACTTAGTCGGATCATTTAATATTTCCTAATTTTTACTAAAGAATTTGTGTAATGCTATCTCAAAACTAATAAGCTCTTTAGTTATAGCTTCTTTTACTTCTTCAGATGTTGAATCCAATCTATGTTCTACCTATTGATCCTTTAAATTATTAAAGTTAGTTAGTTTTGATATAGCATTTTTAAATTCGGATATGCCATTCCAGTTTAGTTTAGATTCATTTTCAAGAATACTAATTTTATTAGCAATCTATCCCATTAGATTCAATCTAAAACCTAAGTCTGCCCTATCCATAACTTCTGTCCTAAGCTACATTGCATTAGAGGCAACTTCTTTCCAATAAAGTAGTTTATATATTGAATTTTGTATATTGTCAATTCCTTCTGCTACTCTGTCAGCTGAAATTGTTATTAGCTTTTCTGGGATAAGTTCTGATTTAGTTTCTTGTGATAGCTTATTTGCTGTAGCATTAAATCCTATATGATTAAATATAGATTCTACTTCTTCTGTTGCAGCAGCATAACTACTTCTCAGCATCTGTAAAATCAATATAGCATCATTAATATCAGAAATTAATGTATTAGATAAGATAAATTCATCAGTTTTTGTTAATCTATCCATTAAAAAGCTTACGGGCTTATCTGTTCTAGCATTAATTGCATCATCAACTTGTTGTAATATACTAGATATACTTTTAGTATTATCACCCGTCATCTCTTGGTATAATTTATCAGCTACTGCTAACACACCATCGGAATTATAATTATTTATTTTATCTCGTAAAGCATTTGGATTAATTGGCCAGAAATTAGTATCTCCGATTAAACTTCGTATCCCTTCATCTTCATCAACTGGAAGATTTTCTAACTCTTTTCCTAATTGTTCTATTCTTTCTGACTCTTCAGTTCCTAAAACTTTATTTAAAACGTTAAAAATATCAACGATTGGGGTCTATTCTCCTACATGTACTGTGTATTTATTGCCTTTATATTCTTCTGGTGCAATTTGCCCATAATTAACTATGTAGTCTATCATTTCTAGAAGTTGTTCCTTCTAAAAATCATTTAAATAGCCAGTTCCAGATAGTAAAGAATTTAGCTCTTCACTAAATTTTCGCCCTACTTTAGCAAATATAGCAGCTTCTATAGTTTCAATTATTTTATCAATAATTTGTGGATTCTTAACTTCTCCATTATCGCCTCGAAATGATTTTATGTCTAGTAATTCTGACTTTATTTGAGCTGCTGCTAAATGTTCATTTGTAGCGTTTTCCGCTGGAACATTTATGAAGTTTGATAGTTTGTTAAATAAGTTATAAACTCTTTCTTCAGGTAATCTTTCTTTTAAATATTTTTCAGATTTTGTTTCATCTATTAATTTATCTCTAGAGTCTAAATATCTTTTAGTAATTTCTCTATTAATAGATGCTGGACTTAGATCCAATGGTACTGAATCCCCATATTCATTTGTATAAACTTCAGTAAATTGTTCTCCTTTTGCTTCGGCTGCTCTTTTTCTAGCTTTCCATTCTTCATATTTAGTTTGAGATACTTCTACCTTTTTAGCATAATCTGCTAAGAAGCGACGATATAAGTTTAAATCGTCAAAAATATTAATCAAGTCGTTAATAGCTTTAAAACTATTATCATCTTTAGAATACCTCTCTAATAATTTTAACATAAATAGTAGAGAGTCAAACATTTTTTTATTTGGTGCATATCCCGCAAAATTCATTTTAGCTATGAACTCTTCAGGTCGCATCGGGGTATTCTCTTTTATATCCAATGGACTAGTTTTTTCAGTATCATAGGGATTTATAGTTCCCTAGTCTGGACTAGCAATTTTAAATAGCTGATTTCTAGTAGCAATTTTTATATCATCTAATAGGCTTAAAAATTCGTTTAACTATTCATTTTCTGACATATCTTTTAAATCCTTGATATTTTTACTACTAATCTAATTTGTTTTCATAAAAATATCAAAAGCCTGTCGAATATGCTCAATTATTGTTAAGCTGTCTTTAGTTTTATAAAATTCCTCTGCTAGTTGTTTTTTGTCGCTTTCTGTTATTTTACTAAAAGCAATATTATTTCTTTTTGCTCTTGCCCATTGATAGAATGCCATATCTAAATATGGCATATTAATTCCTTTTTGCATCTCAAAAAGGGCCTATAAGACAAATTCAGTTCTTAATTTTCCATTAAAGAAGTCTCTATTTTTCTCTAAAGCAGTTTGTAAGGCTTCTTTATTATTTAAAACCCGTTTCGCTTCTTTGCTTAGTGCGTTTTTAGCCTTATCGTATTCCTTTGGATTGTCTTTTAATTTTTCTAGACCATCTAATTCTTTCTAAACTGCTCTAGATTGGGCATCTTCTTCTCCTCTTTCTGCTTTATGTCTTGGAGAAGTACTTAATTGTGTAGCGGCCTCATAAATACTTAATTGATTTCTTACGTATTCTTCTAAGAAATGTTGCGCTATTAACGAGTCTTTAAGTGCTACAAATCTAATGTCTTTGGTAACATTCTTTCCATTGACCATTACATCTAATAATGAGTTTTTGCTAATAACAGTTCCATATGTGGTTAATACTCTCTTTAAATCCATTATAGCATTTTTCATTACTTGTTTTATCTCTGTGTTTTGGTTTTTTTGTGGAGTTCCAGTTCCAAATAGCTGTTCATACTCTCCGTTTTCCAACTCACGTTCTGCTATAACTTCAGTAGATAAGCCTGTAGGTGCCCATTCATGTTTATCAATTTCTTTTATAAGGTCCTACTCTTTTCCCTCATTTATCATATATACGATTGTCTCAAAAGCTTGAGGTCGTTTCATATTTCTAATTTTCATGGCACTTTCATATATACCTGGAGCAGCCATAGCACCTGCAATACCTCCACCAAGTAAAGAAGTCCCATATCTTTCTGCTATGTTGTCCCAAGCAGTCATTCTGTTTTCTTCTCCTGATAACCACGAAGCTAAATTATATGTTGAAGCGACTAAATCGTCTAGAGCTGTAAAGGCAGTCATTTCTATTCCAGTTGCTAGTGTAGAAGCAGCTACTGTGCCAGGAATTGTCTCTTGGACATCCCATATTTGTTGTGCTAAATTTTTTCCTGATTTAAATAAATTTTTAGTTGCAACTGATTTTTCCTACTTTGTTAATGCTTTAGCCATATCTTCCATTTGTTTTTTATATGTAGCATCAACATTTCCACCATCTTTCCACACTTCTAATGCTTTTCTAATCTATTGTTTTTGTACATTAGCTTCTGGAAATATTTTCTATCCTAAATGGCTTCCTAATATTGCGTATTGACCTGCAATAGCACCTAAGGTTAGTGCAGTTGCTGCCTCATCAGAAACTTCTTGAGATTTAGCTATTCCATATGTATGTAAACCAAATGTAATGGCCATCATACTTGTAGAAATCTATTGTCCTAACTTCTAAAAATTTTGAATTTGATTATTAACTATAGCCTATGCTCTTATAGGAGCAACTGTTTGTAACGTTAACCATTGTTCGGCTTTTTCTCGTTCTAATAAGGCTTTATCTTTTACTGTTTTTGCTAATTGTGTAAATTTATTATCAAGTAATTTACTCTACTTGTCTAAGTAATTTCCTGTAATACTTTGAATCTCTTTTGCAGGATCTTTTAATATTCTTGAAGCGTCAGAATAGAATATTCTAGGAGCATATGTTGCTAATCTTTTCTGGGACTCTAGGAACATAAAAGTGTCTCCTACCATATTTATAATATTCTCCATACTAAATGGATGCTATACAGCATATTCAGAGGATGTTTGGTTAAATGATTCAGCAAATGCTGTTATAGTATTTAATGTAGGATTATCACTTCCTGATACTAATTTACCTAAAGTTCCTAGTGCATCTACTAAACTAATTCCTAGACTTGCTGCTACATAATATGGTGCTATTGTAGTAAGAGGAGCTATAGGTAGTAAAGGTAATATTTTAAGAGTATTTCTTGCAATTGATCCTGGTAAACTTTTATTAATTCCATCAGAATCAAATGGATCATACTTATTAATCCAAGAATCTTCTTTTGTTAATATATTCCATGGAGACACAATTTCTTTTCCATAGGTACTTTTTCCATTTGCAAATTCTGTATAATATTCTCCATTAGGATCTAACTTATATTCCCCTTTAACATGTGCTATTTTTGCAGGATCGTCTGTAGGATTTCCGTTTATATCTACATTTTCATCATATGTAGCCATTACTTTCGGACGCCAGAAATCTCTAAAAAATGATTCTTCTACTGTATAATCAGTAAATTTTCCAGTATTAGAATCATATATTTTATTCTATTCTGCCAGCTCCATAGGAGTCTTAGTTCTTGGTCCAGGTTGATTTAATCCAACAATACCATATGAAATATGATCGGGATTATTTATGATAGTCATATATGCTCCAGAAGACTAGCGTCGCTCTTCTGGAGACACAAATACGTTATTTTCTGCAAAAATTCTACCTTGGTTTTGTAAATCTTCATAGTAGGTGTTTCTCGCCAAGTTATTATATGATGAAGCTAGTTCCACGTATTTTTCATGGAACTTAGCTTCATCAAACTTTCCATCAGTCTAAAATTCAGGAAGTGCTCTAATCTAAGAGTTACTTATATAAGCACTTTCTGGACCTATGGATGTATTATTTATATTAATCCCTACATTCTTAAAATCAGTATTTGTAAAATCTGGATTTGATAAATTCTCACCTACCCAGTCATATTGTTTACGAATTCCCATAATTATTCATACTTTATATTAAATTGTGATGATTTATACCTATTACTTGCTGGATTTTCCTATTCTGCTTGTCTATAAGCTTCAGTTCTAGTGAGTAATTCTGCTTGGGAAGTTGTTAAGTTTACACCACTTCCTGCATAAGCATTTACTGGATTATCTTTAATTGGTATAAATATAGTCCCTTTATAAATTCCAGATCCTCCGAACCAGCCACCACCAGTAGGTTTAAATCTTTTATCATATGCTTTAAATTTTTTAATAATTTTATCAGCAAGATTAGAGTCTAATTCTACTAAATGCTGACTAAACTACTACCCATCAGACAAAACACCTTTATCAACATATCCATCCATTATTGCAAATCTAGCATAATGTGTTGGATTAACAATTGGTGTTCCTTCTTCACTAAGTCCTATGAATATTGCAGGCAGACCTTTATCCTATAATGTTTTATTTATAATGTCAATTTCCTGTTTATTTTTTCCTGTGATTCCTTTAGCTACTAATAGTCTCCATGCTTCATCTAGTTTCTTAGTAGCTTCTAAATCAGGTGCTATGATATTTTGCGCTAATTTTTCCTAATCTAGAGGAAGTGGGGCGTTTACAGTATTTTGAGTAAATGCTAAAACTCTATCAAGATCTAATGTATTAATAAGATTACCTCCAACTGTTACATTATTTAAATCTAATATCCCTGCAAATCCTGATCTCTCTGTAAAAGATAGTGGAACAGTACCCATGGCAGCTCCTTGTTTAGTTACCATTGGAAGACTACTGCCTTGTACAAAAAGATTACCTCTAGACCCATCAGAAAATCTATATCTTTGTGTTACTCCATAAGAAACAAGGAATTCTGCAGATACTGGCATATCTTTTTGTTTTAATTTAGCTTCATCTGTTACTTTTTGGGCATTAACTCTCTTTTCTCTTGCTTCAGCATTACCTGCGCTAAAGGTATTTACTGTGCTTAAACTTATGGATTTTTTGTGATTTAATGCTGCCTAAGCATATTCTAATATCAAAGAATTTTCGTCAGCTTTACCTCCTATCTCTTTTGCTCTAAGTTTTAATAAAGCTCTTTGCTAAGGAGTTAGAGATTCTCTAATAATATTTATTGCATGCCCAATTTTTTCTGCATTACTGTCTGTTTCAGTTTTAACTTTAATTAAAGTACCTGTATCCATTGTACGTAAATCTTCTGCGGTAATATTCATAGCTTTTAAAGCTTCTAGACCTTCCTTAGATTTTGCCTACTCAAAAGGATTTACAAAGACTTCACTAGACTCTTTAGTAGTTTTTGCTTCATCTAAAGCACTTTTAATTATTTCTCTGATTTCTTTTAAACTGCTAGCTCCCATTAGAGTTTCAGCCATTTTATCATTGAATGCATACTTTGGATTATTTGCTCTAAGGTAAGTAAGTTCTGAATTGGTTACAGCAATATCTTTACTTCTATCAAATTGTTCAGGTAATATTAATGAAATTTCAGAATCTCCATTTTTATGGACAAACATATAACCTTCACTTGTTATAGCGACTTCCTAAGCTGCACCACTACTAATAAGATGATCTTTTGCTTTTGATAGAAATTCATAACTATTTCTTGCCTAATTAGCTTTAGTAACATACATCTAATAAATTGATGCCCACTATTTAGCTCTTGGTAAACTTCCAAAATAGTCTGAACTTTCCATTTTACCAACACTGCTGGCTAGTTTTGCTAATACTTGAGCATCACTAGCCAACATGTTCATTTTTGGATCAAAAATCTATTCAATTATTGATTTGCTTGATCCCTTTTCTTCATCTTTAGATTTAGTATCCTTAGTAGTAGCTTCTGGAGTTGCTGTATCAACTGGAGAGAATGGAGTAAAACTTGTCGATAAAAATCCTCCAAACTATTTAGATACAATTCTCATATTATTTTAATTTTACTGTGTCTTGTTTACTTAACTATCTAATTAATGGAGCCATTGCACGTATGTTACGCTACATTTCTTTATTGGCTTCTTTTAAACTCTCATAAGTATGTTTTATATCATTTTGGATAGATTTATTGACCATTCGAGCATTTTCTACTCTTACCCAATTGACACTTGCTCCACCTTTCTTAGCCATATGTATTTTTCCTCCCGATTTTTTATATTGTTCTAATCGTTCTTTTTCTTTCTAAGGATCTGGTCCTCCACTCCAATCTTTTTTATAGTATGGATAAATTATGTCGTGCCAAAATCTTCTGGTATCCCAGGAAGCATTAAACAACTATTCAAGGTTTAAATAGTAATTATTTCTCTATACTTCTTCGTATTCATTTAACCAATTTCTATAATGTGGATCAGTATATTTAGATTCTTCAAATGGAGTAGTAGCATCAGGATAATCCTTTTTAAAATCTTCTAGAGCCTTCTGATCTCCCTTTAAATTATTTAAAATTTGATTATAAATAGCCTACCTTTTTGTTATAACTGCAGAGTTGTAGTCGTCCTAATATCTAGCAGCTTTTGCTTGTAGGTTATGGTTATTTTTAATCTTTTGATCCTATGCCATTTCAGCAGTTAAAGTATCAATGAAATTTTTCCAATTATTAGCATTTGTAATTATTTGTTGAGCTTTATACTGTCTATTTAAGTTGTCAATACTTGTTTGATTTTTAATATTTTCATTATAAGTATTATAAGCATTTGTGGTATCTCTCCATCTAGCCTCCTAGTCTTCTTTAACAGACTCTTTAAATGTAGCTCTATTTAAATCATATCCCTATGCTCTGGCTTTATGATGTGCACTTAGAACGTTTTGCATAAATGCTTCATCTTCTCTTATATCAGAAGAAATATGTCTTCCCATATAAGGAGCATATTCTCTATCTGCTTCTTCTACTTTAGATAAATCTCTAAAGATACGAGATACTCCATGTGGAGATATTTGCTTATAACTTTCTGCTTTAAGTGCTTCTAACGCTTTAATGTTTGCCCAATTAGTGCCAAATATTGATGCTAATCTAAGCCAATTTATAGGTGCTCCTTCTACTTTATCTAAACCTGGCTATGGATTTAATAATTTTCCTTCTTTATCATATAAATCAGCAAAAAGTCTTTTATGTTCGGCTTCCCAATCAGATTCAGTTTTGTGCTAAGTTGCAGCAGTCTATGTATTTTCAGTAGTACCATTAAATTCAGAAAGTAATGCACTTCCCTCTTTAGGTGTTTGTCCTTCTGCTAAAGGATAAATTGTACCAGTGTTAGTATCATAATATACCTGACCGCCAGACCACTTAGATTTTGCTATCTCTAACAATTTAGAAATATCTTCTGGGTTTAGATAATTTACATTACCAAGGCCCATTAAATCTGCAGTTCCTGCAGCCATACCTTTAGTTCTATATATATTACCATCTTCTGGTAATTCTCCAGTTATTTGTTGTCCGTTTCTAGAATATCTCCCGTTGTTATATAATTCACCTAAAACTTGAGTCTAATATCCTGGTAATATATTCCAATAGTCTGTCTAATAATTACTTACAGCATCTGACTATAATGAATGGTCTTCTTTTGCATAATTATTATCGTATTCAGTTCTTAATGGAACATATCTGTTTCCTAAATCATATAATGAGCCTTTTTCATAACCTAATAGTCCATTATTTCCCCCAGCAATTAAATCAAATATATAATTCCAGGCTTTAGGACCTACTTCGCTACCCCAGTTTTGACTACCGCTTGTCCACTGAATACCTCGTATTTTATTTCCTTCTTGTAGTTTAAGTACTTTAGATATAAATTCTAAATTTCCTCCTTCGTAATGTTTTGGAACTAGTTTTCGTAAACTATTCCAATGTTTATTATGTAGAACTTGGTAGTCATTATCATCAATAACACCTTCTGATTTTAGTTTATTTAAAACAAGGTTTAAACGTTCATTAATTGATTTTCCCTATATATTTTTAGCTTCTTCTCTTATTTTATTCTCAAGTTCCTCTAGATTCTTAGATATATCTATTTTATTATTTATTTGATTTTGGGCTTGAACAGAAATGTTTTCTGTATTATGCTATCCATGTTCAGCTTTAATTATTTCAGCAAGTTTAGTTGCTTCTCCATTTTCCTATAATCGATTTGCCTATTCCTAAGTTAATTTATTTTGGGAAATTAACTACTTTAATGCTTTTGTAATTTCAGACCCTGAAAGTGTTTTAGTTTTAGAAGATAAGGCTTTTTGTATTGTATCTGTCTATAGTAACATTTTTATCATTTGCTCTTGACTTATCTATATTGGTGTTATATTTTCAGAATTAAATGATGAAAATACTTTATTTACCAACTAGCGTCTACTATCTTCAGTAACAGGCTTTTTTGTATTTAATAACTAATGTAACAGTGATGCTGTTCCTCCTTCTGCTGGCTATGTCTATTTTTCTCTTAAAAACATTTCATAGGCTTCCTGTAAAAATTCCGGAGTAACATCAGTTTCATTTACATAATCTAATTTATGTGTATTTAGCTAAGAATCAGTGTGTTCATTTGGATTTACAGGTGTTGTGCCTTTAGCATTTGCTAGTTGAACCTCTCTGTCAAATGCCATTTGGGCTAACTATAGATTATCATACTTAGATAAATCAGTTTCATAATAACTAGCTAAGCGCCTAGCATAATCTATTACAGCAGGATCATTTTCCAAAAATCCATACTCATTCATAGCTTTAGCTAACTACTGATTTATAGTCTCTTCAGGTACACCTTCTTGTTTAATAATTTCATAGAAACGCTTACCTTGTTCTCTAAGTGCATCAAGTGGCTTATAATAGTTATCAATTAGTCTACGTAGTTTACTTAATCTATAATTCTTTACTGTACTATAATCGGAGAAGAATACATCAAAATTATCAAATCCTAAAGTTTTTCGTATAAATTTTCCTATAGCTGTATTTTGTCTAATAGGTTTTCCGTTTTCTATTGCAGTTTTCTCAAATATACGAGTATATAGTGGAGACATTTCACTAGCTTCACCTAATTCTAGTCTAATAGCTGCCTATGGATCTGATTTCGTTTCTTGAGTTGTTTCTTTATTCTTTTTATACTTATTTAGGAATTTTTTTATATAAGTCTTTCCTGTATCTCCTAATCCTTGATACCATTTCTTATCTGCTTCAGCTATACTGATGTCTTCTGCTTTTAATTTAGTTTCATCGGTTCTTCCTTCATTTAGTTTAGTTAAAATCTAGTCTTTTAAACTCCTAATTGATAGATTTGTATCTTCTGTTACTAATATAGGTTCTCCTTGAACTACATTTTCTCCATCTTTATAAGAATAGTCTACATATGCTTTTCCATTGTCTACTTTACTTTGTTCAATTGCTTTTTGTGCTTTTCTTGCCTTAAAGCCTTCCTTAACTCCTCCAGCCATTCTAACCATAAAGGCAATATTAGTAGCATCTTGAGAATTAAGTTTTGTCAGTTCTAAATTACTAATTTTTGTAATAGTATTTTCTAATGATTTTCTGGTTTCTTCATTAGCAATCATACCTGCAGCAACAGCCCAACCGAACCATTTAGAAAATGCATGTGCAGCTCTTTGTGCTTTTTGTCCCATTCCTAAGGCTTTTGCTCTTTGTGGATTTATGAACATTGGAACTGCCATAGTTCCGATCATTAAAGCATCATTTAATATAATATCGCCAGCTGATTGTCTGCCTTGTATACCATCAATTATATCAGAAAGTATATAACCTCCAACAGAAATACCTGTACCTACAGCCCCAGCAATTTGTGTTACCGGAACGAACATTAACATAGAACTTAATAAATCAGTGCCTGCAGCTACTACACGTATACCATCAGCCACTGTGAAGTCTTTATCAGAAGCCAATTTCTATTTTTTAGATAAGTCTCGATAATGTGTTGTATTATCATCTTTTGGCTTTACTTGTTCTGGGTATCCAACTGTATAGTCATAAGCAGTTCCGTATTGTTTTTGGAAATTTACCATATCAGAGATACCTCCGTACTATAGTCTAGTAATGCGTCCTCCAAGTTTTCGCTTGGGTCTAATTATTTCAATACTTGATATTGCATATGGATTAAGACATCTTGTTTGTCTTCCTGTCTTACTTTTACGAATAATCCAAGTTCCATTCTTATTGAAATTAAATTTTATTCCGTAATTACCTTGTTTCCAAATAAAAGACTTTACAGCCTTATTTGTTCCTCTATAACCATTTAACTCAAAGATTGACCCATTATTTGGAAGTTGTAAAGTAAGACTTCCATTTGGAGCTTTTTGATCGAAATAATATGATAACTGCATTAGCATATTTGCCCAAATTAATGGAGGATATGTGCTTGGATTAATTGATACAACAGTATCTAATAAATATTGTCGTACTGCCAACGCACTACTATTTAAAAGATTTATGTCAAACTTAAATGGTTTACCTAAATCATTAGTGTCATGTAACGCTCTACTTGCTTTGTCCCAATTATTTGGGTTATATCGTCCTAAATTATATGAATTTCCTGATTTATCTTTAGCTATATAAGTACCATCATTATTCATCACTAAAGTAACTTCTACAGGATAAGCATGTTTCTGAGTTCTTATGAAAAATTTCTTACCAGCATGTCCTATAGCACTATTTGTTACGGAGTAAATTCCCATGAAGTCTGGAGATTCTCTGCCTTCAAATAATCCAGTTAGATTTTCTAAATATCCCTTTTGTCCTCTCCAAAAAGTCCAATTATCTTGTATTTGTTGTCTTCCATATACTCCTAAAATAGTTTCTACGGTTTTCTTTATTCCTTCATTATCTATATTTTGCCATGAATCATTTATTGTATATTTTTTACCTCCTAATACTATTTCTATATCCTACGTGGATAATGGATCTACGTAACTATATCCATCAGGAAGCCCTTCTGCGTTAGTGCCATTATTTGCTGTTGAATTATTTTTTGCGTCTTGTTTAGCTTTTTCGTCTAATTCTCTTTTTAGAGGTGAACTTAAATCGAATAAATTTCTTACGTCTTGTGGAGTTAAATTAGACATGGCGGCATTTTGATACCAAGATTCAGCCTTAATATCATCTAAGTTTTCTATTTCTGCTGCGTGTGCTCTTAGATAATTTGCAGTTTTCTTATAAGCATCAATGTTATCCTACCATCCTGTGTATCTATATATATTTCTATATTTGGAGTCATTTTCTAGTTTGTCTGCCTCCATTCTTAATGCTTCCGCATATTTTTTTCGTCTGTTAGTTATACCTCTAACTCCAGTTTTTGGATCAGGTGTGTCTAATGCATTCCATGCATCTAATAGTGCAGAATCAGTTAAATCTTCATTGTCAAAAACATTAGTTGCAATTATTTTTTTAAGATTAGGCTTATATAGATCTTTATTACTTTCATCATAAAGTACTATTCTATTTCCGTTAAGACCTCTAATAAAATAATCATTAACTAATGTATATGTTGGCTAATCTAAATTATCTGGATTAGATAATCCATTCATTGTAAAGTCAATCTTGCCATTTTTGATGTCATTAGTATAAGCATCAACAGCAGAATAAAATGCTGCTCGCTATGCATCATTCATATTACGATAATCTGCATATCTTTTTTTATATTCTTGGTTACTTAAGTAATCAATAGCATCAGTATTTTTATATGTGACACCTGCAGTAGTTCGTAATCCTTCTTTAAATGGCTAATATATAGTTGTGCCCTCTAAGGCTTTTATTACTTGTGCCATATTATAACAAAAAAGGAGCATATAAATTAATATACACTCCTTTCTAAAGTTTTAAGTTAATTATCTTCTTCTTACTAACTTTGCACCATAACGAGCAAATGTGGGTTCCTCAGCTGGAGCTTCTTCGGGTGCAGGACCTTCTGGGCCAGGAGCAGGACCACCTGCTGCACCTTGTGCAAGTTGTAGTAATGCTTGACAAACAGCCATAGCTGCTTCACAGTTTTGAGTTTGAACTGCTTCCATGGCAACTTGAAGTAATTGTGCCATAGGGTCTTGTGGGGCACCTACGGGGCCGCCTTCCTAAAATTTTCTAAATTTACTTGTAATTCTCATAATTAATAATTTTAATGTTTAACTGTTAAACTTTTTGCAAATATAGCAATTTATTCTGATTTGTGCAAATTAATATGTGTTAAAAATAATTAATTTTACTATATTTATTTGCCTACTTTCTTTAATAGCTTTCCACCATTATAGTAAATTGAAAATACTCTATTCGAGAATATAGGATTAAAGGTTTTAACTTCTAAAGGCTAATACTCTACTTGAGGTACATTATTTGTCCAATATTCAGTATATTGATCTAACATAGTTTTATCTGGTTTCCACTATGTTGTAACTGGATAATTATTTAATAATTGATCTAAATCTAACTAAGGAGGTAATGCTACTCGTGTATTATCTACTGGCGCAGTCTCCTGTTGATATACTGAATATTTAGGTTTATTTTTATTTTTATTTATTCTTTGATTATACCCTTTAGTAAATAAATCTTTTTCGTATTGTCTTCTTTTTGAAATTCCTTTTACTAAATGTGGTTTAGAGTCTTGATCTCCGTACATATGATTTAATACATCTTCAACAGTTCCAGTTCCATTATATAATTTTACTAGATAAGGAATTGTTCTATTTTTAAAGATAGTACTACCTATATTATACGAAAGTGAAAATAAACCATCTAATTCATCGTCTGACATTTGATCTAAAATTCCAGCCTATTTTAAATATTTATTAAAATAATAAGCTTCATTTTCAAATGAATTATTTGTTTTCATTGATGAACCTTCCCATTGAATTATTTGCTTTTTAATTCTTTCTGAAGGTATATAGGTATTATTTTTCTTTGGCATCTTTTAATTCAACATAATCAGGTTCACGTTCATCCTACTATTTTATATAAGAAAACATTTTATTACCAAGTCGTTTATAGTCAGTGTCCGATTTAGTTTCATTTGCTTTCTTAGCCATACGAATTAATGTACGCGTATTTTTACGACTGAAAATTCGTTCTCCTCCTTCTAGTTCCATTTGTACTTCACCATTTGGACCAATAACCTTCATAGTAGGAACATCTTCATCTGTATCAATTTCATCTCCAGGTTTTACACCAGAATTCTAGTTTAGTTCTAATACATAATTTACATTGTCTTCTTCAGCAATGGTTTCACTGAATGGTTTTCCCTTATAAATTGAGATTACAGTATAATCTTCATCTATAAAGATTATATCAAGTGGTATTTCTGTATCTTGCATCCAAAACTAGACGGTTTGCGGGGAGTCAAAGACAAATAACATGCCTTCATCCTTAGGCAATTCTTTGACTCCCTATAAACCCTTTCTGCGTTTTTCATCTGTGTCAGCTATTTTGACTTTATATTCTTTATTATTTATTTTAATTGTTTTCATTACATATCATCTGGAGCATTATTCATTAAAGAAGAATCGACCTATTGTGGTTCTACTTGAGGCTATGATATATATTTTTCAATCTGAGGAAGTCCTGGAATATAATCTGTTGTATCTTCAGAAGTAAATCTAACTCCTGTCTATTGTTCTGGGGTAATTCCAGACATCTATAGATCTGGGTATTTACGCATAAGTAATTTAATTGCATTAGCTGCTGCTTTCTTCTAAGCATCAGTTAAAAGAGTTGGATCTTGTTCTTTCTTATTACTAGAGTCTCCCCAGAATCCCCACTCTTTACCTTGTCGATATACCTATATAAGACCAAACGGAATATCCATTGCCCACATTCCTGACTTCGCATAATTTTTTATTCCTTTATGGTTATTTGCCCATGCCTTTAACTTGTCTGGTACCCATTTCCAATTTATTATTGGTGTTTTTTTAACTATTTTATTATAGACCTTTGGTACTACCGCCCTTCCTCCGAAATAAGTAATAGATTGCCCTCCTGGAGATGTAATAAAATTCCAAACAGGACTACCTTCATTGGTAGCATCATTTTTATTAGGATCTGAAGTTATAAAACGCTGTTTATAAAATGTACCATCACTTAATGGAATTTCTGGAGTATCAATCTTATAACCTAGTCTCGATAAATATGCCCATAATCCTTTTTCCTCACTATCTGTAGGAATATGATTTTGGTTCTCATACATATGATTTATATTTGCTTCATTCTATCTTTCTGTATTTTCATCAAGAACTGTTTGTCTTGCGTATGCTGCCGCATCTGCTGTTCCTAAACCTAAAGCTGCCGCTAGTCTTGGGTATTTTGCTAATGCACTTACATAGGGTCCTGCTAATGATGTAGCAGCTAATGTTCCATTTATTGCTGCCTATTCATAATCTCCTTGAGCAATATCATTAACTGTCTATGCCGCATTATAACCACCTATACCAATATTTAAAGCTGTCAATACAGGTTTAATTACAGGCATTGCTGGAGCTAAGACTTCTGGAAGGAATGGAGCCGCTCCTGTAACCATTAGAGCTAATCCTAAATCCTATGGGTCTCTATTTTGTAAATCTCTATGGTTTTGAGCCTATTGAACTTCAAAGTTTGTTCTATTTTCATCTATCTCTTCAGAGGGCATTGCTCTATTAGCTTCATATTCTGAAGTTGGAATTAATCTACCAGTTTTTAAATCAACTAAGAATACTTTATTTGGATCAGCTGCGTGCTACTTTTTGGCCTAAGAATATCCCTAAGCAGATGGATTTAAATCTTCAAAATGAAAATAATCCCAACCCATCTTTTTTAAGGTTGGATCGGTTGGAGTTTTAGCTGCCCTAGGTAATTTTTCTGTGAGTCCTCCAAACTAATATTTTTTTATTAACTTCATATCATTTTTCCTGTATTATCCTCAGTGTTATACAATATCTCTTTAACTAATAACTTACCTGCTTCTATAGCAGCCTCGTCTGTATGTTTTTTACTTAATTCTTCTAATTTTTTAGTAACTTCAAGTCTGAAGATTATTTCTTCACGTTCAACTTCTGCCTATTGGATAACTTCACCGTCTTCAGATTCAACTATTACTGGAATACCCTTAGTAGTTACATCCTCAAACTTTTCATCTACTTCTTCAAGATGATGTTTATTCTTATGTAAAGCTCCATCAGGAATAACATTTACCTTTCCTCCTTCTTTATATGCGGGATAGTAATACCCATTTCCGTTTTCATCTACAAAATTTACAGGAGCTCCTGTTTCTGATATATTATCTTCGTCTTCTCCTATATATTTTAGCATTTTACCCTCAATAGGAACCCACTAATTAATAGTATACTACGAAATTTTTGATTCTGCAGGACCTAATGGTAGATTATCTACAAATTTCCATGCAATCTGATTATAAAGATTTTCAGGAAGTATTGAGTATTGCATATCTTCATCTTTCAACATTGGATTATACCAAACCTTCCAACCTTTAGGAAATTTATATTTTACATAAGATAGTAACTAATCTTTATGTTCTTGTGGAGAATCTCCCCACACGTCAGTATAAAAGTAATTTTCTTTATCATTATAATGAATAAATGGAGGCAATTTTGTTGGAATTTCATCTGAAGAATCTACTTGATCTTTAGTTATATTTCCTCCATTTTGCTATTTCTTTATTTTATGTTTACTTAAAGTTCGTTTAGTAAATTGAAGAACTGCTCCTTGTTTAGCTGCTGCTGGACCGAAATTAGTTACTCTATCTGGACCTCCAGTTAAATCCATATTAATTCTTTGTGCTATCATTCCGATATCTGTAGTAAAGTCACGTTTAGCATCTGTTAATATAGAATCTGCAACTACTGTTTTTCTATTTGCGTCTTCAATAGAATTTTTAATTTTATTACCTCCTACTATAAATCTTCCCTGATTTTTTCTAGCCTAATCACCTATGTTCCCATAACTATGTGAAGCATTAACCATAGCATTTTCATGATAAGTGCCAGCTTTTTTGCCCAATAGTCCTAAACCTGGTACTAATGATAGAGCTGAATTGGCGAGATCTATTCCTGTGTTTCCAGTATCAGATCCTTGATTGTTTATTCCAAGTTTCTATCCCATTAGTAAAGCTCCTCCATATAATGTAACAAATGGATTACCAGATTTCATTGCTGCCTATCCAACAGTACTTGCAACTTCTTGAGCCATTTGATTATTCTTATTATTGGCCTATTCTTTCTAAGGCATAAAGTTACTTGCAAATCCTAGTAATCTACCGGTATTTCCTAAACCATTACCTATAGCTTGTCCAAAGTCAAAATGTTTATTTCCATCTTCATCTTCACTAAATAGACCTTTTTCTGGATTAAAGTCTTTCCAAATTCCTGTATTAATAGCAAAATTTCCAATTCCACGACCTAAACTAGAAACTCCATTTAATAAAGATTTGCCAAGATTAAATTTATTTTTTTCTTTAGAGTTTGAATCACTTAAAGGATTTGAATTTTGTTTATTCTGTGGATTTAGTTTATCTAATGACTTATCATCTAAAAAACTGTACTAAGATTTTAAATCAGCACTAACCTACTAATTAAATCTATCATTCATCTTAGTATAAGCATCAGAGTATCCTCCCCCAAAAGATAATCCATATGGATTATTGGATGTTCTATCTCCAGGTTTAGGCTATGTACGTTGTAAGAATGGAGAATCCACATTAAATGAATAATTTGTTGCCATATTATGAATAACTTATTGTGTACATAGTTTTGATAGCATATATAACTGCTAAATCTTCTCCACTATATCGTACTTTAATTCTTATAAATTTATCTCTTAATCTTGTTTGTTTTTCCTGCCACTTTTCAAATTGCCACCACTTTGTGATTTGATTCTATTCATCTGAGTATTTCTCAGATAAATAAATAGGTAATTCTATTTTGCTGGCTTTTTTTGGAGGTAAACTTTCCTAAATTGGAGTATAGTATACATTTAAGGGTGGATATTTGGTTTTAGTGTCATACTCCCAATTTTCATTCTTTTCAGCGTATAAAATTGGTGGAATTTGTACATACCACTCATCCTCTTTATAATGACAATTACCTAAACGTCTACCATAGTTTATATACTTGTAGTATCTAAACCTTTCTTGTTCAGCATCCCATTCTTTTTTAACAGGAATATTTGTTTCATGCTGTAACTAATCGTAAGTAATTGCATTAATTTCCACTTCTTGTCCCTGATCCATACAACGTGCAGGAGTGTGAACTTGTAGTTTAAATTCTCCCATTAACTTATCGTATACTACTTCAGTTCCTATCATATTTTGATAATCTTGTGATAATGATGTCATATTCTGATATGAATCATAAATTTCGTTAAGAGTATCATTTCTATGATAGTATAATGGGAATAATGTTGACTTATCATAGTAATTCATGTACCACTCTTTACGTTGGGATGGGTCTAGTTTTTCATACTTTCTATCATAAGTAATATCTCCATTATTCCATTGATAAATATGTTTAAGTGCTTCTTGCCTCCAGAAAATATTTTTCTTTTCGTCTGCAAATGTATAACTTTCTCCAACAACTTCAAAATGAAATGACTCAGGTTTTGCCTTATTAGCTATAAGTTGTAATGTATTAAATATTTTTTGGAACTATTGATTTTCAGCAACGATAAATTCAAATTCAAATGGATGTTGCTTTCCATACCATTTAGTTGGCAAGATGTCATCTCTAGTTTCCATTAAACCTGCGTAACCATGTTTCCAGAAGGAAGTATTTTTAAAGTTCTCACAATAGCTTGATGTTGCAAGTGCCAATGTAGTATAAATTGTTCTAGATGAAGTTCCAATATTTCTACTATCTACAGCGGCATAATTTATATTGATAGTAATTTTAATTGGGAGTTTATATAGATTTGGTTTATCTAAGGTTTTTAATACTTCATCTCCAGCGCATAGAACATTTCCATCTTCTAGTTCAAATAAACTACTATGCGGAGAGTCTACTTTGTCGTATTTTATAGACACATATTGATTTTCACCAGAATTTTCTCTAATATGTTCTTCCCATAACTTATAATCTGCTAGTTCAGAAAAATTTAATTTTCCTATAACTCTTTGTTTTATAATTCTTGGATAAGCATCTTCCGATTCTAATTTAATTAACGATGGATCTGCATATATTTTTGCAATATACTTAGAAGTGTCTCTATCAAATGAGAAGAATATGTTATCTATGTTTTCTGAGTAAGATGGTACCCACGAGTAGAATGTTATAAATCTCTCTAATGGTTCATTAAAGCATAAATTCCAAACTTTCTCTTCTATTGAATCTACATCATCATAGAAAGTAAACATTATATCACCTTTAAATGCATTATAATGTGTTTTTACATTTCTAATTCCGATTGTAGGAATAGTTTCATACTCTCCTAATGTTATATTTTCATTTAAGAATCGTTGAACCTTAAAATCAGAAATTGTTTTAAGTTTAAATGTAGGTTTAAGACTTCCTTCTAGTGCTACTCTCCAAATACGTTTAGCAACAGTATCTACTCCATAAATACAAGTAGGAGTTTTTATAACACTCTCTTGCCACTATGATCCAAATTCTGAATTTAAGAAGTATGGTGTGTCAGGTAATACATTAGCTGTAGTTATAAATACAGTTGCATTTTTCTAATCTGCTGCTAATTGGCTTGCCTAAACAGCCAAGTATCCAGTAGCATGTTCAAACGTACAGAAAATATCTCCAGCTTTTTCAATAAGACTAACTAATTCTCCATGAGCAGAACTGTAATCTTGATAGTGTAAGTCTCTAAATATTCTATATCCATTTGTAAATGAATTCTTCACAGATATATCAGAATATAATACCCTAGTTGAGAAATTATTCTTAATTGCAGGAACATCTGGACATTCTACATTGTACTTTTCATCTACAGTTTTGTTTAATCCACTGTTAATTAAGAACGACTCTGGAATTTTATAAGAGCCTAAGCTTGATAATGAAGTATATGGATAAAATGAGCGTTTATGTCCAGTTAATCCTACCTCAGAAGGCATATATGGGTCAGTACTTCTCAATGCTAAGTTGAAATTACTACAAACTTTAACAGTAGCAAAATGCCCCATCTGTACTGCATAAATATCACCGAGGATAATTTTCTTATTGTGATCTCCGGTAGCCATTTCATTATTTCTATAATTTTTGCCCCATAATGTTCCATCAATAATAATATTATTGTTAGGAGCTTCTGGATTTGCAAAGTTACGATTCATTCTTATCGAAAAGTTACCTATAAAGCAGTCACCACCAAAGATATTATGTATTTTAAAATTACTAGAATTCTTTGTTGTTACAATTTCTCCATTTATTAATTCTTCTTCTCCTGTATAAGTGTTTCTTATATCTTCTAGTGAGAATCTTGGACTAATCTAATAAAATGGGAAACTGCTTCTACATCTAATTTCAACATAGTTTTTCTGTGATTCTAGGTCTTCACTGTAGTCTGGAATTTTTATATCATATAATTGAGTCTCCAATCGTCCATCTTTGTTCTCTAGTCCAATATAAGGTCCGTAGAATCCACGAGTAACATAGTCGGTATTGCCATAAATTCCCTTCTTAGTTACTTTTCCAAATATATTTTTCTTTTCTTCGTCGTCTGGACTGTATGTATATGGATAACCAACATAACTTACTTTAAGTGGGTCTGCTTCTTCGCCAGCAGCAGCAGCAAACCAGTTTTTTCTAAGTCTTCCCTTTACTTGATAAGTAGCATCTGGAACAGATGTTATATACATTTTAGTACTTTGTAACTTAGAAAAATCTTCTCTGTTTTCATATTCAATGTTATAGAAGTAATTATTCTATTCCTAAAAGAAGTCATCAACAAATTTCTGTTTTGTTTCTTTTAATACAAATTCTGTTCCAGTAAAGTAATTGTTAAAATATCCCTAATCTAACACATAGTCTGGACATATTGCAGCCTACATATTAGCTTCAGCTCTATATTCTGGTATGTACCGCTTACGTAGATTGAAATCATGTATTAAATAATGAACTTTTTCTGAAACCATTGTTTCAACTATGTATTCATCATCTATAACTGGTAGAGCTGGAAGTTTACTAGACTTATCAGTAAGGATTGGAACAGTTTGACACATAGTAGTAGGATTTCTACGTTGTCTAACGATAAATAATCCTTTTATCTTTCCATCCAGTTCATCTAATAAATCTTCAGGAATATTAAAGTTAAACCCAATTGCGTTTGTCATTTTATCACCAAACTATGGATTATTTTTATCGTCATAGTTAATTTTAATAACTCCTTTAGAGTTCTCATTTGGGCTTAAGTAGTTAGATTCCGTTATTCCGTCTTCTGTCTTATATCTATAAGAAATTTCAAATGTTTCTTTATTGCGAATAATTTTATTTCGACCTCCCCTATCGTTATATACAGGAATCTCTTTAAACTTAGTTGAAGTATTTAATTCACTTATTCCACGAATATTAAATACAGGAGATAATGTATAATTATTTAAGATATATACTACTCCAAATCGGTAAAATTCATCATCCCAGTAGCCAAGATAATTATAAATATTATTTGCATTATAGTACTCAAATCTGCGATTTCTTGGCAAATCATCTCCCGAATCTTCCTTATATTCCTAGTTAATATGTCCAATACCTACATGTGTTAATTCTGGAGTAATTCGTAGCGATAAATCAGTTAATTCTTCATAGTCAATTTCAGTTTCTTTAACGTTACCAAAGAACAACATATTATCACACTAAGTCTAAGTTTTTACAGCATCAACTACTATAAATTGTGCGTTTAATTCTTCGATACTTGATACTTGAGTAGTTTCAAATCCAGATATAAGTACGTTTGCCGTCTTATCTACTATATTGTATAATTTATTTACTTTATGAACTTCTGTCATTGGGCTTAAGTCCTATGAAGAAGTAGTTCTTGTATAATATACAGTTACATAACTATAAGCAGCGTCTAGATTAGTAAGTTTAAATTCTACCTACTTGTAGCTATTTTCGTTTTCCATTCCACCACGGATAGAAAATGGATTGTTAATAGCTCCTAAATGGCAAGACACCATATTGGATTGTCCAATCCAGTCTGTTTCATTACCATCTCCATCAGCTAATTTAAAATAGAATGTATAATTACCAACTTTAAGGTTTCCATTTTCCCTTAAACCAATAAATCGAATCTTTGGAATGGTGCTAACTCTTTTATATAATGAAGTCTGTGTATCAAATACATCATAATCATATATATTAGAGTCAACGGTTCTATTTACTATTTGGTATGAATTATTTCCAGTACATGAGAAACGAGTATTAATCATTCTTGGAATATTCTTATCGTCATTTAAGATAAGATTAACAGTTCCATCATATGATTCCTATGCTTCAATTTGTACTGGATGCTATAGGTCAAAATTAAATTTTTCTGTATCTAAATCTGTTAGCTCATTAGCATAAGCAACTGTTTCTCCGTTTTCTTCATGATCTTCATTGTATCTTAGTACTTTTAAGGGGTTATATTCATAAGCTAATAGCCCCTTTTTACTAAGCTGTCTTATTCCAAAATTGGCAGATATATCCCAAATAGTCTGCTGTTCAATATTAAATTTAAAATTCATGATTAAGACTATCTTTCAATAGTTATTATTTAGCCTGTCTATTCAGTTGTGGGTTTGGTTTCTTCATCTACATTATTTTGATCATCAACTTCTGTATTAGACCTTTCTATACTTAAATCTATTCTTACTGTAGCCCAATCTTTAGTTCCTAGTTTAAACTAAGTACTTTCTGAATTTACTAGATTTTTGCTTTTCCAAGCATTTCTGTCTTTTCCAAAAACATCATGGCATACAGGTTGAGCAATAGGAGCTACATCAACTCCTATATAACCAGGATTAACATCAACCCCAGAAAACTAAGTGTAATTATGAATATTTCTTAGATACACTCCAGAATCTAAATAACGTGACTAATCTCCAAATAATGTAATAAAAGCAAATCCATGACAGTAATCTATAGGAGCTTTACAAACACTAGATGTAAGCCATTCTTGTTCAAAATTTAAATCAATAGAGTTATAATATAATAAGTTAAAGAATGGTTCTTCTAAATCTTCCTAGGAATTTAATTGGGTAATTGACTTACCTTGTAGCTACATAATGTTAGTTAAAGGTAATAAAACATCATTATAGGCGAATCCTTCAAGTATTGACTTATATATACTAATATTTTTGCAATTGTATTTTTTATTAAAGTTGTTTGTATGACTATGGATAACCGGTAAAAATATTTTGTAGAATTTCCGTTTCCCGTTTACAACTTTAATTAGTTCTTCATTTATCTGATATAAACCAAATCTATCTTTTTCTATTTTACAAAGATATTGTCCAAATACTTTTTCAATTCTTCCTGGATATACATTTACACGTTCTTCGTCTGTAACTGTAGAAAACTCTGGAATTCCTTCTGCATAGAATAAATTATCTAGATTAATCATTCCAAATCTGTCTGAGGATATACTAATTTTACCTCCACAATCTATGTACCCATTAGAGTAACTATTTACTTTAAATTTTGGAATAAAATTATCTTCAGCATTTAGAATATTATTACTTAATACATATGATAGAATTTCTTCTACATTTTTTTCCTCTAATACAAGAACTGGATTATTTAAATTATTTATAGACAGCAGGCCTTTATTTTTAAATGCAGTTGTAGAATATAATTGAGAAATATCTGGTGCATTTAACAATAAATTTGAAGTTTTCTTTTTTGTTATTAATATTTGAGATAATAAACATAATAACATATGGTCCGCCCTTAAGTGTGTTTCAGATGCCGGATATTGTTCTTTTAAATCTTCTTCGTCTTTATCCCAAGTTACTTCTAATTTTCCCTATGTGTTTGAATTAACTAATACTAATTCTGACAATTGTTGATTAGATTCAATATCTAATGGTGTCGCTATATTCATTAACTAGTACCCATACTATGATCTCCATAGTATATACATTGATCTGCTACTACCTCTAGATACCTTGAATAAATTTCTTTTACTTACTCCTACATTTTTTACTTTAGACACTCCACCTTCTATGTAATTATTTATAATTTCGGCAGCTGCCCAGCCATAATGCTTTTCTTTATTTTTATCATAATCAACGTCAAATTCATTTCTTAAGTTTTCTCCAAATTCTGAATGTGGTAATACCATTAAGTTACAAATTCGGCTATCAACATCTCCATCCCAATAACTTTTATCCCACACTCTTTCATATTCGTTAGATGCTATAATTTGAATAGGTACATAATTACATTTTTGCATAGCTTCTATTCTAGAAGTTCCTTCAGAACCATAATTGACAATCCCAACTCCTTCTGAAATATAAGAACCATAGTGATAGGGTGTTTGTGCATTTCCTTTGAAGTCATATTTACTCAAAGCTGTCTTTTTGTTGTAACTTCGTTCAACTTCTATCATAGAATCCTTTACACTTGTTGATGCATCAAGTTTTCTATTTTTTGCTAACCACATAGACAGTCCCATAAAGTTTTCTCCTCCTATAATATTAGAAAGATTTCCACCTTCATCAATATTAAATCCAAACATTCGTTCATTGTATAGACTGTCCTCTGGTTCGTATACAGGAAATAGACTTTCTAATAGTACTGAGTAGAAGTCTTCTTGTCCCATTCTACTTACTATTCCTCTGTGAATTTTAATAGTTGATGTATTCTAGTAGGTTGTTCCTTGCTTAGTATATGTAATAGTTGCTCCGTCTAAAGGCTTATAGGTTCCTTTATTCTAGTCATCTATTTCTTCTTCAACTATGTACTTCTTTAATTCTTCTTGTACCTATTCATCTCCATCCCCTTCATAAGATGGGTTAGTTTCACTTTTAATAGTGCAGGTAATTTTTCCATCAATAGCACAAGCATCAAGAGTTTGTTCTGTGGCAATTCGTCCTGCAAAAGTAGGTCTAAAAGGTAAGTCTTCGTCACCGTATTGTACAACATCTTCATCTTTTATTGATAATGTACTAGTCACTTCACATTCTACATTTAATATAATGCCTACAATTTTTTTATAATACTTGTCATTATTGGCTAAGAACATTATATCATTAGCAGTAACTATTTCTTTAGGCTCTGATGGGAAAATATTTCCATTTTCGTCCTCTAAAAATGTAGTATAATTAAATGATTTTACAGTATATGACTATTGAACATCTAAGTCAATATTAGCTATCACTTCTGGTCTATTACTATTATTAAAGTCTGAAACATTTTTATCATTAAAAAAGGTTCCTGTATATAATAATTTATAGTCGTGACCATTTTCAGCTCTTAAATTTACTCCTTCTTTATAAATGACATCAAGCCTACATAAATAAATGTAATTGTGTAATAACTTTTCATCATCTAGTATAATTTTATCTTCAAAATCACCAGAGTAATATGATTTTTTTATTGTATATATATTAGGATGGTCTGGCTCTGTTGTTAAACGACTAGAAATGTACAATTGGTCAATCTAATCTTTTGTTTTTCCACCTTGCTCTAATACTTTATCGAGAGGTATAAATACAAATCTCATATGGTCTATCTTAGGATCATCTTCAAATAAAGTATACGTCCATTGAATAATAGCAGAATCTGTATTAATTTCAAAATCCCAGTTTGTTATTCTATCATGTGCATTAAAGATTTCTTGTGTTGTTAACTCTCCAGTCTTCAAGAAACTATTATTTAATTTTAATACACCATAAGGACTGCCAGGCATAATATCGTAGTATAGAGTTCCGTTATTTGGAATTTTTTTATTATCAGTTGCTGCAAGTAATCTAACTGCATCAATTTGCTTTCCTATTTCCTTAATATTATTTAAGTCATGATTGTAATCATTAATGTTTCCAAATAGCCCAAACGGCATTAATGAATAGTTATCCACTCCATCAGCCGTAGCTTCTCCTATAAATTTTACTTCAAACTAATTTCCAGATTTATAGAATAATCTGTAAAGATTGAATAATTCAAATGTATTAAATTCTACAACTATTTCTAATGTTCCCTAAGGTCCTTTATATGTCTACAATAAACCTCTATGATTAGCTAATAAAGTTTCGAATGAAATATTATCGGTATTCTAATATATCCATAAGGGAACTTGCCAATTGTCAGGATAAGTATGAAGTTGATTAGTTATATCTATCGGTTCTTCTCCATTTATAGGAATTATAAAAAGTTTTAACGTGATGATACCTTTATCTATTGCTTCTCTTACATTATCACTGTAAGGCGTATTAGTCTTAATAAGAAACATATCACCCGAACTAAAGATCTTTGCTTCCTAAGTTACTGAGTCTTTGAAAATTTCTTCTTTATACTCGTTAGACTGAATTACTGGACACCTATTAAAAAATTTTATAAACTAATCTTGTATGTTAAACTCAAAAACTGCCTATGCTGCTTCTGATATATAAATTTGCTAAGGAGAAGGAAAACATCCAAGTTGCCCTTTCTTAGTTTCTGGATTATATGATGCTACATAAATGATACCTCCATATTCCTTCATTCCAACTGGGACATATCCTTTAGGAGGTGCAGCAGTGCCGACTTCAACATTGCCCATATCATTTTGTAGAGTTAGTTCATTTCCATTATATGTTACAAGAGTACCATTTAAACAGTTAGTTAATGTCTTTGCAGGTGTTCCTAGTGGATTTAAATCCAAAGACATTCCATCTGAAAAGGTATTAATTGTTTCTTTTCTCATTTTCGTTTATTTCTATTAAATCCTTTAAAGTTAATACTCTATCTCTTACTTTTATTACTTGAACATTTTTGCATTTATATTTCTTTTTATAAACTGTGTAACCATAGTCTATTGGCATTTTACATTTTATAAAATATTTCCAGCCATCATAAAATAAAAATGCTTCATTTTTGATTTTAAATAAAACTCTATTAGTTACTTCTAAATTAGTTACAGGTCTACCAAATTTCTTTTTAATTTTATTATACTCTTCTTCTTTAATTGCAGTATAATAGTAGCCATCCCACTATTTTTTCTTCTTTTTATACATTACTCTGATTTTCCGCATTAATTTTTTTCTATAATATCTATAATGCTTGACAGAATCAGTAGTAAGTTGACCGCAATACATCCAAAAGTCTCCAGACCTGGTAACTAATGTATCACAATTTCTAAGATTATAAAAATAGAACATTCGCCATCCATAATTTATAATGCGAATTATATCCTTTCTTGGAACATTTGGAAACTATTCCTACAATCTATCTACATAATCATCTACTCTTTTAATCATTAATAATAGGTTTTACCAGAATTAGCTCTCTAGGTTATTCTGTCTTTATTTTTAGGGTCTAAATATATAGGTTTTTCTACCATATAACCAGCTCTCTAGAATTTTAACATCATCTAATAACCTGTAAAGTTTGTATTTAAATAATCAACATCTTGCCATTTACCATTCTATCTTCCTTTTATAAAATCACTATCAAAATAACCTTTTATATAGATTTCTGCATTGCGATTTACAGTCGGCAATTCAAAAGTATCACTGTTGTCTATAATATCATCTAAGACCATCTTAACACAAGATAGCCAAATTTTAGATGCTAAGTCTTTTTTATACCTTTCCTTTACCTTTAATTTATCTATAGGAAGATTACACATTAAATCCTCTGTATTTAGAGCATAACCTAAAGCATAATTCATTTAACAGGCTTATAAGATTTATTAAATACTTTACGATTCCAACTTGTTTTGGCATCGAGTATTTTATTCATATCATTTTGGCTTAAGTATTCAGTTACTCTTGCAGCATCACACAGCTTAAGCCATCTCTGTTCTAGTGCTGCTGCGAGCTATATAATATTAGGATTATTAGTCCTTATTCCTTCTTTAAATTTTTCAACAAAGGCACAATAACATGCTATTGCTTCTTTTTCTTTATCATTTATATAAGGCAGTCCATCATCATCAAGTTCAGTGCCTCTATATAAAATCATGATTGGGCCACAGTCTTTATCTAAATAGAGAGTGTCTCCGACTCTACGATATTTTACATACATTCCTCTTTGATAAAGAGGATCTTCGTATTCTTTTCTTCCTTCAATGTATTCTTCAACGAATGAAGAATGGTAGTCTCCATTTTCTGCTACGTTAGAAACATAATTCCAATCTTCATGACAATATGTAACAGCCTCTATCTAGTCACAGTTGCATGGTAACTATACCTATTTATCTTCACAATCTACATCTACAATAAGTCTATAAAGTCTATCCTACTTATTGCCTATTTTTTGCCATGCTACCATACCCATTTCTTCGAAATCTTCAGGAGTTAATTCTAAATCATAAAGTAAATTAGCATGTGTGTAAGCTTCATTAAAATTTGTCATCTTGCAACTTGATCATTTGGTAAAATTGGCGTTGCCAATTGTCTATAGTAATAAATCTTTTTCTTAGTCAATCTTTCTTTAACTTCAGAATCGATAAATGAAAGTTTGGCTTCATCACTTCCAGGACAAGCACAGCCGTAATGTTCTAGCATTCGTTCATCTTTAAATACAGCAACAACTGTTATTCTTTTTAAGAATGGTGCGTTAAATACCCAGCAGTCACACATACCACTAGCATTTGGTGACATGTTAATGTATACATACGGTTTATTCTTTACTCTACGTTTATATTTGTGATAACGCATAACAGATGGACTTGTATACCAAATAAATGGATGCTACATATCTGATGAACCTATATATTCTATACCAAACCCACCAAAGTCAGTCATTAATGGTGGAATAACGAAATGCATAGTTGGTGTACCTTCATAGTCTAGTGGTTCTTTACCACAGGCCTCACAATTCTCAATGTCTTTACAATCTACTGGAATACAGCTAATTGTTTTAAGTAAGTCTTTTTTAGGAATTACGCCTTTTACAACATACTACTTAATAACTGCCAGTCTTTCTTCTGCTATTTCATCCTCTAACTATTCTAATGACATTGTAGGATTTGAAGAATATCCTCTAAGTCCTCCTACAATATCATTGTAAATAGCTGAAGCCATTTTACTGTAATATGCCATATATAAAAATAAGGCGACGACCTTTGCGAATCGCCGCCTTGTTTATTAAGAGTTTAAATAGATAATTCTATATTAGTTACCAGGAGTAATTACTTCGTTTTCGCCAAATGATCCTGGTTTTCCATTAATTATGCCAGGAACATCACCGCCACCTGGAACAATAGTACTGGTTTTAGGTCCTGTAGAAGTCTAAGGAGCTGCTGTGGCATAAGGCTCAGTATCGTTAGCAGTTCTAGTATCATCTGAGTAAGCTGCTCTTAATTGGTCACCGAAGTAAGGATGTACTGTAGGATCTTCATGTGGGGCAGGAACTAAACGTCCATTAGGTCCATCAACTACAGTGTCTCCATTATCTTCGTGAGTTCCACATACATCCCAACCAAATGCGTTATGCAATGCCTGCTGGAAAGCGGCATCAAGACCTGCTGCACATTCGCAACAGTCCGCAGGAACAAAGAATACGTGAGTAGTCTTTGAGTGAGTTACTTCACCAACTGCAGAACCACCAAGAATGCCACGACAGGTAACATAATGTAATGTATATTGAACATACTTATTGCCTGGAACTGGCATTTCATTCATCTGTTGTGTTAATGAACCATATGCTAAATTCTCCATAGTAGGAAGACGAAGATCTCTGAGAATTTGGTCATAAGTACCAATACCATTTACACAATCTACAATATGTAAAAGATGCCTGGGAGATTCCTTTATACCTCTCATAATAGTGTCACAGTCTGTAGCACTACAGTTAGTAACGCATACATTATCGTAGAGATCAATTTGGTCAAATGGAATCCAACCACCTTCTTGATAAGTGCAGCAATCTGATGTGCCATTTTGCCATACTTCAAGAACAGCATCAGTGAACATACCGAAATTATCATTTACAAAGACAAGCTTGCCGATTTCGTCCATTTCGCTAACTTCTTCTCCAACACCTGCACTCATAGTAGTTCCAGTATTACCAGCACCATCATAAGTGTTTAGTACATCATTATCTGCTTCTGTACCAACGTGAACGTCTAGGTAAATATCACCATAAAGACGATTGATCTTCTTAATTTGTTTTGCAACATTAGCAGCGGTAGTAGAGTCATCACCTACCCACTCATAAACAAAGTCTTTACCTTTGAAGACTTCATCTCTAGCATAGTAAGAGTTGTTATCTCCTGTTCTACGTAATGAGAATTTTAGTCTAAATTGATACTTACCGTTACGGCTGGGAGTATAAGTCGAATCGTGTTCTACAGCTGAATATACAGCAGCTATATCAACGACTAGACGGCCGGCTAGTGGATCTACATAAGGATTACGATAGATGGCTACTACGTTCTCTTTTTTAAATAGATTTACGCCATTTACTAATAAAGTGTTGAAGCTACCATGTTTATTGCCAACGGTAGGATTAGCAGCAAACTAATCTAAACTGTGAATTAAAGTTGTTGTTGTGAAATTAAACATAATTTAAAATATTATTTTGATTGTTGCTATTGTTGAGCTGGAGGCGCAATAGTCTAATTTATTGGAATGTTAGTTTGAAGTCTAGGGTCACTAGCATTCTCCATAACGAGTTTTACCAGCCCATTTATAATCTCCTAACATACATAATCTGGAAATTCCATGATCTATGATGTGTCTTGTGTCTTATCTAGCTATTCTTGTGTTAGCCTTATATATTGTGGGGTTCTAAGATAGTCTACCATAACCTAAATTGGTTCAAAAGTATCACTATCTTTACCATATCTTATTTCCATTCTAACTGCAGAAGCATTTCCATATCTTTTTCCTGCATAATGTTCCACCTAGTCTGGGTAAGGGCTACCTTCTGTATTCCTTGGATCGTTAATCTTCTCAGAGTAGACGCTCCTAGATAGTCCCGACAAATTTACAGTTACATGATCGTCAACTTTATTTACATAAACCTTTGGGTCTACACCTTTTCCTAGTGGTGTTAATGGATCTGGATTGTTAATTAGTTGATTTATATCAGCAATACTTACTTCTCCATCATTATTGACATCATAATATGTATTAGTTTCACCTCTTGCAATAGCATCTTTTATTTCCTATGGAGTACGTCTCCCAATATATGGATTTTCCTAAAAGTCTTCTTCTGACCTGTTATTTACATTATGAATATAAAAGTATGGACGCTTATATGATGGGCACATATAGGCATTATTTACTATAAGAGGCCACATATCTGCAGTTAGTCTTCGTGCAGGAAATTCTTGCACTGTTCCACTATTATAACAGCTATAGCTTTGTTTTACTTTAAATGTAACCATACAGTTAAGTATATGATAATAGTCCTATGGTAAAGTAACTTCCCACAAATTTTGGTAATTACTTCCAATTCCATTATCACCATAAACCGCAGAACTAACTTTTTTAGGAGTTAAAAACGCAGTTGACTTTAAAACTCTTAAACTATCTGAAAAATTTTGATTTGCATCATAATTATTATAGTTAAGATTAATAAACTAACTAATGGCTTTATTTAAAAAATAATTATAATCCTCTAAAAGCAAGCTGGGAGCTTCAACTTTATTTAACTCCGTGAGCATTGCTTCATATATAGCTCTTGCTGTCATTGTTTGATAAATTATTGTTTGTCTTGTTTATCTTTCTTTTTTGGTTCCATTTCTGGATAAGTATCTCTCTTAATAAGTTCAAGTACTTTTTTATTTTTTGGATCTTTTAAGAATGCAAGAACGGAATCTTCTGATACTCCTAGAATAATCTCGTCTGCGTAAGTAAAAACTTTATTCTTAACTACTATAACACTCTTTTCTCTAGCCTCAATAATAAGAAGTCTAAGGCCAGTATCTGAACCTGAGTATACATCTATAATCTTTTTAGGATCTTTAGCAGCGATTCCAAGTAGATATTCGGTAACTTCTGAATCTGGAGCATTTTTCATGTTCTTACCCAAAAGTCTAGCGATAAATACTCGACCTTCAGCACCTTTAGCATCGTCAAAAATATACTCTTCCGCATCATGGCGAAGTTTTAGAGTGTTAACTTTCTTAGCTACTTCTACACCGGGAGCCTCAACATAAAGTTCAGCAACTCCATAACGTGCATGTGTTTTTCCTTCTGCGATTTCTCCATCTATTAATAGATTGCCTTTTGAATCTCTAGCGTCTCTCGACGGTGCAATGATAGGAGCATATTTGATACATTCCCATTCTGCATTATCGTAAGGATCTTCCAAATTTAATTGTAATCCATCTTGTACTTCATAAACTTTATTCTCTGGAACTAATACTCTTCCAGAATTTCTATCATCATCAGACATAATCATATCGCCCATACTGTTGATTCTGCGAACACAATCAGGATAACGCCCCGTCTTGGGATCTTTTACAGGCTAAATATAATAAATCTGACCTACTTTACCATAAACACTTCTTAAAACAATAATGTTTTTATCCATTCTCTTATTAATTCATTAATTGTAAATAGATGGGAGGACTAGCCTCCCATCTTAAGTTTAAATCTTTATCAATTATTAAGCTTCTCTTAAAATAAAACTTCTATCAATTTGTTACCTACTAGGCTCTTTATCCTAGTATTCTATAGTTTCTTAGTTAGGTTATTGCTATAGTTCAGACTATATCATCATCTATTTAAGATGTCGGGCACTCGTGTTAGGATTATTGTGTATGCTACTCACCTATTAGTCGTTAGAGGTTTACTGTACTTTTATGCATTTCCAGTACTTCCTACGGGATTGTCCACCTCTGGAGATTCCCCGTTTTCACCCGATTTGCTACTGACGTCACCATCAGAAGCCTCATAGTTTTTTATTTTATATGTTTTATGATAGATCCATCCAGAATTACAATATTTTCTCATATGATTGGGATTACACTCTGGGTGTAATTTACAGAAATCAGTAAGAGACATAACCACACTTTCATTAGTTTGAACATTTTCTATTATTCTTAACTTTTGGTGTGCTTTTGATATTTTATCTCTTGTTTCTTGGCTGTATTTTTTGCCACGATGAAAATCACCAATTTTCTTTTTAGCTTCTTCAGAAATTATTCTACCCTTGAGTTTTTCTGAAATTGCTTTTTTGGTTTCTTCTGTATGATGTTTACCAAACATACCATTTCTTTCTCCAAACATTTTTCTTTTTTCTATCCACTCCGGAGTTTGTTTAACCCCAGTACAGTCTGGAGTATAATCAAAATATTGATTTATACATTTTGGATCATCTTTAACTTCTTTTAATCTTTTCACTTCTCCTCCATTTGCTAATTTACGAGTAGCAAAAGTTTCTAAAATCTGTTTTTCTAGGTCATGTCTGTGTTCTTTAATGTAAAGTTTAGTCAATATAGAACTAGATCCCATATATGGATCATCTTCAATTTTACATTTACAACTTCTAACGCCTATATAAAACTCTCCTGTTTTAGTATTTAAAATTTTATAATTATAATGATACATAATATTATTTTTATTAGTACAAATTTATATAAACTTCTATACTAAAACAAGTGTTCTTCACGAAAAATGAAAAAATTAAGTAGAAGTTAAGATATTAGCTCTATCTTAATATAAAACTTCTATAAGGATTGAATACAGCGATTCCACTGTAACCCCAGTTGATAAGTTTAGAACCAGCAACTGTAGAAGCTACTAGACCTGAACTTAGACCATCTAAACCACCAACACCTGGTAATTTGTTGCTGATGAAGTCACCACCCTTTAGGGTGAACATCTCGATAGCGGGAGTACCACTAGTCTTGTCAGCAGTAAGGTCTAAGAATAAACCAAATCCCTTATTATCGCCATACTCGCGGCTGAATGTCCGATCTACCTTAAATGAAATTGTATTACCTGCAAACTCATAAGAATCGAAGGTGGCGCCCACATTTACATAGCCGTTAGCTGCCTTAGACCATAGATAAGTGCCACAGGTCTTAAAGTTAGCTAGCCAAGCACTAAGATTTCTCTGAACATCATGCCACATCTTCTCATTGCAGAGGAAAATGAACTTATTACCAGTAGCAGATTCTGCCTTCTGACACATCATGCTCATGGCAGTCTGGAATGCATCAACAGTAAGAATAGTATAAACATACTTAGATGCAAAACGTTCTACCTGAGGAATAATACCATCGCCAATGTAAATGGGACGACCAGTGTCAGGATCAGAGATAGTGGCCTTACCATTCTTATCAACGTTGCACTTGTTGAAAAGTAGACCATTATTTCTTACATATAAGAAGTTCTGAAGAAGGTTCTTCTCAACAGTATCCATCTTATAGATAGTTTCACTCATCTTGCCGTTGCCTTCACCCTTGCCAATAGAAATAAATACATTTTCCATTGCTTTATAAAGAGCTGAGTAAGTATCGTCAACACGGTGAGTAGAAATATAACCTCTATGTTTCTCTACGTTTGATTGATACTTAACATACATTTTGTTAATCAATATGTTGCCATATTGTTCAGACTATATCTTAATCTAAATATTTAAATACAAACCCTTTACAATGATCTCGTTTTCCTAATGCTACTTGTTTTGCATTTTTATATCCTGCTTTAACACAGTCAGTCATTGTATTAAATGTCTCTAAGAGATTTCCGTCATCGTCAAACTTTCCAACTTTACCTCCTGCGTATGGTTTCTCTACTCCATTCATATTTCTATGTTTTAATTTCTTCATAAATGGTAACTTTTCATAAGAGAATTGGTGCCCTAGAAACTGGTGTCCTTCTTTAATTGCTCTTGGTAAGTGCCCTGCTCCTTTTGCTGATGGATTTAAAAATCTTCCAGCAGAATTTACACTATCAAATTCTCTTTCAAAATTACCATCTAAATCATACATATAAACTTTCTTTCTTGGATTTGCACAATCTGGCAATCTGCCTCCAAGTGCTAGGTTATAAACATCCTCACGTTTAAGAAATTCTTCATTTACTAGTTGTTCTTCTAGTTTATATGCTTCTTTTTCTACATCAAATATTTGTAAAGTTGTTCTAATAAAATTCTTTACTCCATACTTTTTTACTGCATACTGAAAAGGAGTTTTTGGATTCATATAACTAGCTGGCCTATAAATACTTACACCATTTCCTATGTACCCATCAAAAGCTTCTGGAGTTTCTGTTCCATGAACACCAATATAAATTTTATTATTTATTTTATTAACTGTTTGATATACTATATATTTCATTGTATTTAAATTTTAGATTTATTCCATTTCGGAGTTTATTTCTCCTACGTCCTTCGGACTAGTCGTTGAACCTTCCTTGGTACTTCTCTTCGAGCTTGTAATGCCCAAGGCTTGGCTGCTGATTGTCCTTAACTTAAGGAGTTCCCAGCAATTAGAAATATTTTTTTAATTTTACACTGCTTAAGCAGCGGAAGAGAGCTATGTTAGGTATATGATGTTCTAACCCTCTTCGTGTAATTCAGGCCATTATGCTTTATGTTACCATAAAGATTAGACTATATCATTTACTTAATATTAATTTTTAAGTAAATACCCATTTCAATTATCAATATATTTGTATATATATCCTTTATGTTTTTGATATTTGCCTGACAAAACATTTTGGACAGCTCCTCCAACTTCTTTTGCACACTGTCTAGCAGAATCCCATTGTTTTAAAATATTACCATAATCATCTATTTGAGCTACTCTTTTTTTCCTATTTTTTGGAGTACTCGGCTTGTTATAATTTTTTAATTTTTCCAAACCCCAAATGTTTCCTTGTTCATCTGGTTGTTTTAACTTAATAGCTTTAGTAATATTACAATGAGGATTTTTTAATTGTGCTTCTTGCTGAGTTTCAAATTCTTCTAGAAATTCTCCATTTGAATTGTACTTAAATACTTGTCTGGAAGAAATTTGCAATGATCTGGCTTTATCAAATGATTCCGCTTTTATAAAAGAAAAGTAATATGATAGTTTAACACAATATCCTAATTTGGTAGCTTGCATTATATTAGCTGGTGCCGTATTTGAATATCTTCCAGCTTCACCATAGGATTCAAATTCTCTATCAAATTCTCCAGTCTTTAAATATCTATAAACTTTCTGTTTATTTATATTATTTGTATAATTTGATAAATCTATTTGATCTAGCCTATCAGTATTAAAATATGTATTTTTTATTCTATACTTATATACAACTGCTCGTCTTATTGATGACGGTTGGACATTTAATTCATGCCCTGCAACTTCGTATGATGGATATTCTTTTAAAAATAATCCATTTTCATCATATTGAAATACTTTTATACCTTCAGTACAATTAATAATTCCTCCTAAAATCATATTATAAACATCATTTCTGGCTAGAAAATTTTCATTTACTATATGTCCTTCTAGTTCATAGGCTTCTTCTTTTGTATCAAAGGTAGCAATAACTTCTCTCTTAAAGTTTGAAGTTCCATATTCTTTTACTGCTTGTTGAAACTTCGTTTTTGCTTTTTCATAAGATGTAGGTACATTAATATAAACTCCATTTCCTAAGTACATATCAAATTGTTCAGGATTTGCTGTTCCATGTACTCCTACATATATAAAGCCATTTATTAAATTCGTTGTTTTATATACAATATATTTCATAATTTACGCCTTGCGGCTAGTCGTTGAACGTTATACAATTTATTTATCTATAGAATTACTTCCATGTATTAAAATTAAATTATATCTTCGCTGCTGATTGTCCTTTATTTTTTATAAAGGAGTTTCCAGCAATTAAAGTATTTTTATTTCTATTAGTCACCTAATAGTGCCACACTCAAAAACTACACGAAAAGTTTTTCAATGGCATTACTCTAAAATCTAGTAGTATCGCCGACGTGATATTCGTCTGGATCAATATGATCTGATAAATCAGTGGTAATTAGTCTACATTCTAGTACCCAGTAATCATCAGCCTTACGAATTGGTCTACTAATGCATTGGAACTATTGATAAGTGTTGTCCGATTTCCAAATATCATACTTCTGATAGTAATTTTCCTTAAATGCGAAGAAGATTGAAGTACCGTTAGCACCATCGCCTTCTGGAGTGGCTGCTAACTCAACTCTTTTAATGTACAAATTATTTTTAATAATTTAGACTATATCATTTACTATTTGTGTGATACTTAAATATATAATCATTAAAGTACCTATTTCCCTATTGTATATTTTTTATTTTAGAAGCTGGAACTTTATACTTTTCTTTTACTTCTTTTATAGTTTCTAAAGTTTCTATAAAGTTCCCGAATTTGTCGAATACATCTACCATTATTTTATTTTTCCATTTTTTGTCAGGTACTTGTTCTATTTCTTCTAAAGAAATATAAAAGTCTTTGTACCATCCTTTATTATCCCTTAGAATATCTCGTATACGATTCCAAGAGTTTAATTTTATAATAGGCATTAGCTCTTTTCCAACAAATTCACCGTAGAATTTATTATTTTTGTCATACACATAGAATTTCATATTAATATACTATATTCGTGGTTTTGGAATAAATATATCGACTAGTTTGTCTGAAACATAATATTTACCATCGAGTAAACTCTATCGTTGTATAGCTGTGCATATAGTACATTCGTCTTTCCCTATAAAGTCTCCACATTCTTTTCTTGATATAAATTCCATTAACCATTTACCTTCTTTTGAATACAAATGGGTTACTTTTGGAGATCCCCAAGGAATAGTAGAATATTCAGAAACATCAATTGTTTCTTTTGTACTCCAAAGTGAATCTACTAGTGGATGTTTATCATGTATAGCATATTCAAATTTTTCCATAGGAATACCATAAAAATCATATGCTTCTATTGAATAGTCCCAAACCTTCTAAAGATTTCCATTTAGATCGAATTGATATAATTTTTTGTAATTATTATATGATATTCCACCTAAACATGCATTATATGTGTAATCTAATTTCAAAAAATTTATGTCTACAAGTTCTTTTTCTTTATTATAAGCCTCTTCTTTTGTGTCAAAAATAAATAAAGTAGTTCTTTCAAATGCAGCAGTTCCATATTTCTTTACTGCGTACTAAAATGGAGTTTTCGGATACATATATGTTGAGGGCTAGTTTATATATACTCCACACCCAATATATCCATCAAAAATACTTGGATCATTTGTCTAGTGTACTCCAATATATATTCTATTGTTTCCATTTATTTTACTTTCTTTATTTTTAGTTAAATATACAATATATTTCATAGTAATTCAGTTTTTCAGTTAATTAATAACTTACGGGTCTCCCCTAGTCGTTGAACGCTTCTGTCATCACAGACACGCTGCTGATTTGCTATTGCATTCCAGCAATTTAAAGAATTATTCGATGCAACTTACGCTGCAAAGGAACCACGTTGATTCGTTTCCACTTCCCATTCAAAATACATACTATCAATACTTCTATATTTATCACTCGACTTAGAGTCACGGTAGAAAATGTTTCTAAGAGATTCTGTTAAATATGAAGCAGTCAATTCTGGATATAGCCTTGATACAATGCCTAATCTAGTAGGCTTAGTACCTAAAAACTTATAAAAATCTTCATAAGTGCGAGTTTCCAATTATGTTACCATAAAGTCATTTAAACTTTATTTCTTATACTTTATCATCGTATAAGTTCAGACTATATCATCATCTCAGTGAGATGTCTTGCACTCGTGTCAAATATCAATTACTTTGTAAGACATACTTGGTATTTTTTCTAATACATACTATCTAATTAAATTCAAGAATTTTCTACCTTCTGTAGTTCCGCATCTAAGCATAAACTAATCTTCATTTCCGCCATCAGCTTTAACTACATTCCATGTTATTCCATACTTGTTTAGAAAAAATTCTCGAAGTAATAAATTCTGCTCAAATGGGAGATATGTAAAAATTCTTAACATATGACCACATTCTATGCGTTTTCCTTCTTTATATGTATATTTTTTTGAAACACATCCATCATCTAACCACCAAAGAACTAAAGTTTCTAAATCTATAAATTCTAACAATTCTTTTGTTATTTCTTTTTTACCATTTCTATACAATAATTCTCTAATTGGTATAAATGATTTAGATTGTTTTCTAAATTTATAAGTGATAAAAGTATTACTCTTATACTATTTTCCATCTTTTCTTACAGAATGTGTTCTTTCCAGTTTATGAACTTTTATATCTTTTCCTCCGCAAACTGAATGAAGTAATTTCGCTTTAAAAGTACAATACTCTTTCTATTTCTCACAGTGTTCTACTTCTATTCTACCTTTTTCACTTATATATCCATCACCAAGTAAAAGTCCAATCAAAATGGACATATCTTTATTAGTTATTCTCATAATAAACTTCTTAATATTTGTTAGTCGTTGAACTTTCCCATCCAAGGGCTTAGCTGCTGATTACCCGATAACTTGAAGGGCTCCCAGCAATTCACAAGATTTGCATATATCATTGCTGATATATGGGGCAAAATTACTTACCCATCGTAGGGCGTTTTGTAATAAAATTTGCTACAATCATAATTTAAAATTTAAATGTTAATCTAAAAAATCGTCAATATCATTAATACTTATTTCTCCGTTTTTAGGCTAAGCTTTCCGCTTACGTACTACTGACTTAGCCTTTGCCTAGTTATAGGATCTTCCACCTTTAGCGTCCTCATAACCTCTGTTATAGTTGTTTTTTGCAACTTCTGAAATCTTTTGTTTATAATAACTACTTAGTTGTGCAAACATCTCTGGGCCCTTAATATTCATCCAGGCCATTCTGACTAGTTGATCTGGGTCAGCTAATGTGTTATTAATTAGCCTATTTCCTTTTTTATCATACCCAGTTAGGAAATTATATATATCACGTTTATCTTCATCTTGTAACTCTAGATCTAAATCGCCAAGATCTATAACTGAAGCTCTGTTAATAGCATCATAAATAGAACGCTGGTACTATTCTTGTTGCTGCTGCTATTGCCTTTGAACTTCTTCCTATTGCTGTTGATTATATAAATCTTCTTTTTGTTTATAGTCTGTGCGTAGACTTTGTACTTTTTTATTAAACAAATCTTCATTTTGCTGTGATCTGTCTAACTCTTCTAAAGCTTCGTCTTCAGTTATATCTGGGATTCTTGACTTCAAATCTACAAGAAATAGTTCTTCATCTGACAAGTCATCAATCTTATATGTTTGTTCTTGTGGTTGCTATGCAGCAGTGTACTACTCAATTGCTTGTTGGGCGATGTACTGATTATAATCCTAAACAGACCAATTATTAGTACGCATAAAATTAAGTAGTCCAATTTCCTAATCATCTAGATCTGAATCATCTTCAGATAGAGAATTTAGAATAGATAACTAATCTTCATCATTTAAATCGTTAAAGTCAGAAGTTTCTTCTCCGTCTTCAGTTTCAAATTTTACAGCTCGGGGATCTACACCTTTTCCTCGTAGAAATTCTTCCAGAGCGGATCCCTCAAAAGAGGACTCTTCCCCTTCTTGAAGTTGTTCTTCTTCTCCAGGATTATCTAAATCTTCAGTTGTTTGCATCTAGGAAGATACTTCCTCATCATCTTCCATAAAGTCTTCTAAGTTATCAATTTCATTAATATCCATATAACATTAATTCATTTTAATTGTTTGTTCGCAAAGATACGATTATTTCTTTACTTTACAAAATAATAGTTATAATAATTAGTAAATTTACTATAGTTATTTCTTTTTAACAATCTCTATTGTGATCTTCTCTTTCTTTAAATATGCTTTATTTAGTTGTGACCATAGAGTAGTAAAAGTTGTAAAAGAATTCAGTACTTTCCCAACTGCTTTATTCTCTCCAACGATTAAGCACCCAGAAGAATCTTCCTAAGTAGTTCCTGGATGAATTAGTATTCCATCAAATCCTGGAACGCCAAGTAGCCTAGGCATTCTTCCTTCAGTAAATTTATATTTTTCTTTTGTAGAATATTTTGGAGATTTTACACCCATAGCAATCGTATAAGTACCTGTCGGAATTGCTGTTTGGTGTTTTATCTTTATTTTTAATATTTCACTTAAAGACATTGATTTACTTAGGTTTCTATCAACATCTTCTATAGTATCACAGAAATAAACTCCGTTTATATATAAATGTCCTATTGTATATTGCTATCCTATATAAGATCTAATTAGTTTAAGTTTCATAATAATTCACAAAAATAATGTCTAATATTAAACACACCATCCTTGTCTAATAACTTATCTGTTGCTAATGAGTGAACAAGTTTAAAATAATTTGCCTCATCAGATTCTATATTTTTTAATGTCTTACCGCTGTCACTATCTATCATGCACATTGTTACATATAATGCACATTTATTATAAAAAGGCTGTGCTTCTAAAGGTTCGTCCATTTTGTCCATTAAAGTCCTCCAGGCTTGTCTTGTCCATTTAGGAGCCGGCGACATCTTACTTACTAACTATTCTGCTTCTTTTTCAGTCAGATAATTGTTCCAATTAACTGCTTCTAGAATCTCTAAATATTCTTCTGCTTTTGATGGGTGAGAATCTATAGTCTAATACATAATCTTCTTGGTCATACAGCCAAGAACTTTCATTTTTTTCTCATCTCTACTGGATAAAATAGTAGAATATAAATCGTCAAATTTTTCTTTTAAAGTCATATCAGCCAAGTTTTTCAAGAATGGATTTTAATAATGTATTTGTTTCTTTCGATGCATTTTCTAAAGTTGTAATTCTAGATTCTAATGCCTATTTCTCTGCCCATTCGGTATCTAATTTACCAATTAACTCTTTATAGGATTTAACATTTTTCTCTTTTTGTTCCTTAGTCTAATCTACTGTTGCTAAAAATTCTTCATCTAGCTTTAAAGAAGCTCTAAGTTCTCTTAGAATAATGTCTTTTGAGGTTGCTAATAAAGCAATAGATCCTAATTTAGTAGTTGAAAACATCGAATCTGTTACATTTACAGTATCTGTATAATTTACACCGTCTAATTCATACGTAATATCTATTACATTTTTTGGCATTGCCATTTCTTTTGGCATATCCATCCTTGGAAGGCCAATATTTACA